TTGATAATCAAGAAGCTAGAACTTTAAATGATATGAAAGCAAGAAAATCAACTATGGATGCTAATGTTGATTTATTTTTTAAAATTGGTGCATCAAGAGGTAAAGATATAATTCCTACTTTTGTTGCTGCGTTTGTAGAAAACGTTGATTATGCTATGCGTATTACTCAATGGGTCAGAGATATTCGAGGTGGTGCGGGAGAACGACAATTATTTAAAGATATTCTTTCTTATTTAGAACAAAATGAACCTAATTTAGCAATAAAATTAATTAATAAAATTCCAGAACTTGGTCGTTGGGATGATATGTTAATTAATTATTCTAATAAAAATGTTGAAGATTATGCTTTCGAAAAGGTTTGATGGCTGTGAAGTTGCGTAACTTTTTTGAAATGACTCCTAAACAATATCGTAAAACTTTAGTGAATTTAACAAAAGTTGTTGAAACTCAAATGTGTAAAAAAGAATGGGATGAAATTGATTTTTCAGCAGTTCCTTCATTAGCACATACTCGTTATAAATCAGCTTTTCAACGTAATTCAGTATCATATGGAAAATGGGTCGAAGCTTTAGTTAAACATGAAGATCCAAAAGTAAAAATTAATGCTGGAGCTGTTTATCCATATGATATATTAAAACAAGTGATATTAAATATGTTTGGTGGTTGGCAATTTAAACAATTTAATATTTCAGAAACTGAAAGAAATGTTATTATTGAACAATGGAATGTATTACCTAATTATGTGAATGATGCAAAAGTTCTTCCAATGGTAGATGTTTCAGGTTCTATGTTTGGTTTAGCAAGAGATAAAAATGTATCTCCAATACTTGTTGCTATTTCACTTGGATTATATTTTGCAGAAAAAAATACTGGTGATTTTAAAGATGTATTTTTAACTTTTTCAGGTGATCCTGAATTAGTAAAATTAAATGGTGATATTGTTCAAAAAATTGAACAAATGGGAACTAGCAAATGGGGAATGAATACAAATCTCCATAAAGCTTTTGATAAAGTGTTAGAAATGGCTGTTAGTAAAAATGTAAAATCTGAAGATATGCCAAAAACAATTATTATTTTTTCAGATATGCAATTTGATAATTGTGTTAGATTTGATGATAATGCTTTAGAAATGATCGAACGTAAATATAATGATGCTGGTTATGAAGTACCTAATATTGTATTTTGGAACATTAATTCTCATGACAATGTTCCTGTTAAATTTAATCAATCAAAAACAGCATTAGTATCAGGTTTTTCACCAACAATTGCTAAAACTATTTTAACAAATTTAGAAGATCTATCACCAATTAAAATGATGTTAAATACTATTTTAGATAAAAGATATGATTATTAATAAAATTATTTGATGTAATTTATAATGATTTGTGATGATAATAAATATTCATATAAGAAGATATCTAAAATATTTTATGTTTTTTTATATGATTCAAAAATTATTGGTGATGTTTTTAAATCGAATGACTCGTGGGGTTGTTTTTTACATGAACCCCACGAGTTAAATCCAATTTTAGGTTTTAAGACGAAAAGATATGCTTCAGACTTTTTACTAAAATTGAGTAGTTTAAAAAAGAATAAGGAAAGAAAATTTTTAAAATTTAGAAAAAATAAATTAAGGTGAATATGAAGAGAATATTCGAAATATTAAAAGATGAAAAATGGATTCCTATTGAAATGGAATATTTAAGAAAAGGTGATCAATTTAGAATTTTTGATCAATATGATGATGGTTTGCAAAAAGTTATTTTTGAAGATAAAGATGTTTTTACTTGTCTAGATGATACTTATAAAAATGAAAATGATTTATGGACAGTAAATATTAAATAAAAATATCCGGGAGTAGCTCAGTCAGGTCAGAGTTCTCGCCTTGGAAGCGAGATGTCGTAGGTCCAAATCCTACCTTCCGGACCAAAAAAATTAATGGGGAATGCTCATGGGTGACACCGGACGTTTTGCAAGTGACTGGGGAGGGTTCAATTCCCTCATTCTCCACCATTTTTAAAAAGAGGAGTTGTGTATGAGACATTTTTTAATTATGTTTTTTATTATGATTTTTTTATCATTTTCTGGTTGTTCTAGAGCTTATATGGTTAATGAAACTGGAGGATCAGATAGTTTAGTAGCTTGGGCTAATTTATCAAATAGTGGTGATTCAACAGAATTTGAATTTTTATCATTATTTTTAAATGAAAATATTGATAATTTAAATATAATGAAACTTGAAGATATGTCATTATGGGAAGAAGTTTATGATAATAATCCCAATACTAATCTTTGGGGATATAATTTTCAAAATGAAAATCCAGAATATTTTTTAGTTAAAACTGGAAATAATAATTTAAATGATTATAGATATTTTTTATATTTAAATAATGATTATATTTCTTTTGGTGTTATTGATTTATTTGAATCATATGAAATTATTGAGATAGGAAAAATTAGTCATATAAGTTATGCAACACCAACAAATCCTGTTCCTGAACCCAATAGTTTATTTTTATTAGGAATTGGTTTAATGTGTTTGGGAATAGTTGGAATAAAAAGAAAGAAAAAAGAAGATTAAAATATTTTGAGGAGAATCTGGTGATGGCGATTAATTTAGTCATCGGTTCGATTCCTATTTGGAAATTCAGGTTCGATTCCTGACTCCTCATTTTTTAGAAGGATATTTTCAGCAAAATACTTTACTTTGATCGGTAGTCTTTATTGGTTCGAATCCAATCGTTTTTTTCGGAAAATGTAGCTTAATTGGTAAAGCATTTAAATTAATATCCTGTTAAATTTTTACCCTTGTATACCCTCTGGCTACGAACTAGTTGAAAGGTTAATGAATACATGCAGGTTTGAATCCTGTCAAGGGTTCCATAAATAATTAAGGTTGTTTCCCACATATCAAATAAAAATTTTTTATTTTTAAATAACAACCTGATTTAAATTTTGAGTCTGACAAGTGTTCTTGGGTTATGGCTGCAAACCATCTTCAAGAGGGTTAAATTCCCTCCAGACTCTCCATATTTAAGCCCTCGTGGTGGAACGGTTTACACAGTGGACTCAAAATCCATACCCTTATGGGTTCCCGGTTCGAATCCGGGCGAGGGTACCATTTAAAAAGGAATAATAATAATATGAAGAAATTGTTTTATTTATGTATATTTTTATTGATAACAACTTCAACATTAGCTATTGAATCACCAATAAAATTAACAGTCTTACAATCACCAACAAAAAATATTTTATTTGAAGTTAAAGAAGCAAAAAAACCAATAGTTAAATATAGTCATATTATTCATAATAAAATCAAATGTATTAAATGTCATCATAAAATAAAAACTGGTGATACTAATATTAAAAGTTGTAATGAATGTCATAATACGACAAGTGAAATTAATTTAAAAAGTGCTTTACATAAAAATTGTAAAACTTGTCATAAAGAAATGAAAAAAGATAATAAAAAAACTGGTCCAATAACTTGTAGAGGATGTCATAAAAAATAGAGCGGGGTGATGCAGTGGTTAGCAGGTTAGCCTCATAAGCTAACAGTTGTGGGTTCAAATTTTGAAACAAGGAAAAGATGGAATATTCTAAAGAACAAAAAAAGGAAATTGTTAAATGTAATGTGGATCAAGCCAAAAATATTTTAGTAAAAGCACAATTAATGAATAAAGGAATGTATTCACATCCAATTAACAAAATGATACATCAATTATCTGATCTTCTCTCAAAAAAATCTATGTATAACTATGATGATGAGGAAGATATATTTTGGAAAATTGTGAAATTAAAACACTCGTTGGCTGGATATATGTTTTATGTAGATAATGAAATTTGATTTTTTGGAGTTATTTAGTGGTGATTGGATTATGGCTAAACATATTAGTCATTAGAGATAATTACCAAAAGATCCTAATAATACAGCGGGGTGATGCAGTGGTTAGCAGGTTAGCCTCATAAGCTAACAGTCGTGGGTTCAAATCCCACCCCCGCTACCAAAATATTTAATTAAATAGTGTAAAAACCTTGACATTATCTTTTCTTTATGTTATTATGTGTTTATATAATTAACTTAAAGATGGAGGAAATAAAAAGTTAAATGAAAGTTTTTTTAGGTGGAACTTGTAATGAAAGTAATTGGCGAAATCGTATGATGATTTATTTAACCAATTATGGGATTGATTATTTTAATCCAGTTGTTGATGATTGGGATGAAAAAGCACAAAAAAATGAATTAAAAGAACGTGAAAAATGTGATGTTTGTCTTTATACAATTACACCAAAAATGTTAGGTTTTTATTCAATTGCTGAAGTAGTTGATGATAGTAACAAAAAACCAGAAAAAACTATTTTAATTCTTTTAAAAGAAGATGAATTTTATAAATTTAGTAAAGAGAAATGGAAATCTCTAAAAGCTGTAGCAAATTTAGTGAAAAGAAATGGTGGAAAAGTTTTTTATAATCTACATAATGCTGCAGTAGAAATTTCTAAAATATAATTTGGGTGCGTAATTCAATAGTAGAATAGTGGACTTTTAATCCATCAACGAAGGGGCAGTACCTTCCGCACTCACCAAAAAATATTTACCCTTGTAGCTGAAATGGAACAGCAAGAGGTTTCTACCCTCTGTTAATGCAGGTTCGAGTCCTGTCAAGGGTTCCAAAATAATGTATTGGATTAATGTAAAAGTAACAACAGAAGATAAACTTTTTGATGAATTTACTTTTATTATTAGTAAAGTATGTGGTTATTCAGATTATAATTAAATATATTTTAAATGTTTCATACTCCGGTAGCTTAGTTGGTTAAAGCACTCAACTTATAATTGAGAGATTGATGGTTCGATCCCATCTCGGGGTACCAAAAATATTATTCCCACCGACCGAGCAAGCGAACGGGCCTGACTGTTAATCAGAGATTGCCAGGGGCGGTACCTGGGGTGGGAGCCAAAATTTTAATGCTTCTGTAGTTAAACTGGCTATAACACTAGACCGATAATCTAGAATTCCCTGTTCGAGTCAGGGTGGAAGCACCAATTTTTAGAGGATAATATGGAAAAAAAATATAAAGTTGAAGCAATTTTTAGTATTCCAATTACTGCATATTTTAATGATGATAGTGTTAATGATCTTAATGATCAAGCTAGAAAAGCTGCAGAAGAATCATTATCTGTTGAAGCGGGATTAATATCAAATTTAACACTGAATAAATTTGAACTTGATTTTATGAAGAAAATCAAAATTTCTAAATAAAATATTTTTACATTATAATTATTTTATGTTAATATTGTTTTATGATAATAAATAATTTTATACAATTAATTTGGTTACATTTCGTTGCTGATTTTTTTTTACAAACACCAAATATGTCTTTAAAAAAATCTAAAAATATTTGGTTTTTATTATATCATATCATTATATATTCAATTCCTTTTTTAATTTTCCTCCCTTTTAAATTTGTTTTAGTCAATAGTTTATCACATTTTTTAGTTGATTTTATTACTTCAAAATCAACACATTATTTGTATGAAAAAAAGAAATATCATTGGTTTTTTGTTGTAATAGGTTTTGATCAGGCTTTACATTTATCAATTTTATATCTACTATGGAGAATATTATGAGTGTTGATAATTGGGGTATTTGTCCAAAATGTATGGCAATTCAAGAAAAAAAGAAAGAAGAATTACGTAAGAAAATGGACTTATCTTATGGTAAAATTTCTGCAGAGGAATATCATGAGTTATTCCTCGAAATTACAAAACCAATTAATATAAAGTCAACTTTACGAGAAAATTATGATATTTGGATAGATGAGGAGGGAAAATTTGAAATTGTATATTTAGCCTCATGCAATTCATGTGGTTTTAAGTTTGATTTTACAGAATGTCAACAAATTTTTTAAGAAAGGAATTTTTATGGTTATAAAATTACATACACTTAAAACTGATCCAGAAGTTTTTCAAGCTGTTATTAAAAAATTGAAAACTTATGAAATACGGAAAGATGATAGAGGATTTAATGTAGGTGATTTTCTTTTGTTACAAGAAACAAAATATACTGGTAAAGAAATGTTAAAAGGAAAACCACTTCAATATACAGGAAGAGAGCTTGATGTAGAAGTTACGCATATTCTTCGTGGGCCTATTTATGGATTAGAAGATGGTTGGGTAATAATGAGTATAAAAGAATGTTAGATGGTTCTCATTATTTTGAGTGTGCTTGTGGATCACCAGAGCATACGATTAGATTTATTTTAGATAAAGGTGAAAGGGGAGATTTCCCCTTGATTTTTTGTGATTTTTATTTAGATCAATATCTTCCTTGGTATAAAAGAATATGGGTAGCTATTAAATATGTTCTAATGTTTAAACCACACAACGAACATTTTGCTTCTTGGGTGATGAAAAATGAAGATGTAGAAAGATTACAAAAATTATGCAAAGAATTTAAAAATGAATAAACAAAAAAAATATTGGTATTATTATTCACATTGGATTTGTCCGGTTTGTTTTTATGAAAAAATTTATAAAGAAAGAATTTATAATAAACCAAAACCAAAAAATTATAGTAAAAGACATGAATTTCAAGTTTTTTATTGTGGATGTTCTGGATAGAAAGGAAAGTATGAAAGTAGAAATTTATGGAAGAATAATAGTTGAAGTAATTGAATTTTCTGAAGATTTTGACAGTTGTAAAGATTGTTATTTTTCACAATTTGATTCAAAAGTATGTGAAAATATTTATTGTACTGAAAAAGAAAGAAAAGATAAAAAATCAGTTATTTTTAGACGATTATTAAAAAATGAAGCATTACAATGGGTAGAAAATATTTATGATGAATAAATAAGGAGTTTAAGATGAAAAATTCTTTGTATGATATTTTAGAAGTCGATAAAAATTCTTCAAAAGAAGAAATTAAAAAATCTTATAGAAAAAAATCAAAAAAATGTCATCCAGATATGCCTGGTGGTAATACTGAAAAATTTAAAGAATTATCTATAGCTTTTAATATTTTAATTGATGATTCAAAAAGAAAAAAATATGATGAAACAGGAAATGAAGATTTTGCTAATAAAATCGATGATTTAACTTCTGAAGCAATAAGAAGAATTTCAATGATTTTTACAAATTTTTTAGATAATTTAGCAAAAAATAATTTAAATTATAATATAATGGAATCAATAAAAAATAATGCTATTCAAGTAATACATTCAAATAAAAAAGATATTAGAATTCAAAAAAAATTAAAGAAAAATGTTAATAATTATAAAAAAAGAATTAAATATAAAGGAAAAGATCAAAATATATTAATTATGTTTTGTGATAATAAAATAAAAGATATAGATTCAAAAATTCCTAATTTTTATCATGAAATTGAAGTTGCTAAAAAAGTTATAGAGTTGCTAGAAGGATATGATTTAGAAACAATTATAAATAATTCATCATATTCATCTTTAAATTCAACTTCAACATCAACAACGACATTTAGTTTTTAGAGGTCAATAATGAAAATTGTAAATCAAGAAGTTAGATTAATTTGGGTTACACCTAGTGCAGAACAAATAATTGAACAAGCAGGAAGAACTTGTTATAAAAGTGAAGAATTAATTGATAAATTTTCTGCCGCACTATTTATTCAAAAATTAATTAAAATGAAACATGATGCTATGCTTGAACATGCTTCAGCTTCATTTCGTATTGTTTGTGATCGTGGAATTAGTCATGAAATTGTACGTCATAGGATTGCATCATACGCTCAGGAAAGTACAAGATACTGCAATTACAGTAAAAATAAATTTAAAAATGAAATTACAGTAATTGAACCATTAGATTTATCTAATTTACAAGAAATAGATTGGAGAATAGCTTGCTCTTTTGCTGAAAAAAAATATTTTGATATGATTAGAACTGGAACATCACCACAAATTGCTAGAAGTGTATTACCGACTTGTTTAAAAACTGAAATTGTTATGACTGCAAATTTTAGAGAATGGAGACATTTTATTAAACTTAGAAGTTCTAAATCAGCTCATCCTCAAATTAGACCAATAGCAAAAAATATTTGTAAAATTTTAATGTCTTATGCTCCAAATGTTTTCAATGATTTAATTTAGAAAATTTTTACATTTTTCTTTTTTTATGTTATTATAATTTTATAAATTTAAATAAAAAGTTAATAAAAATGAAATTCAAAACAAAAATTCCTAAAGAAATAAGTATACATGATATATCTTTTGTATTAGCACAAGACCCAGATTGTTGTGAGTCGAGTGCTAATGATTGTCAAGAATTAAAGATTAATGTTCAAAATAATGGAGTAGGTAATTTTGTAACTATTAAAACTGAACGTTGGGCATTTGATGGTGATGGAAGTGAAAAATGGTTTTTAGATTTACTCAAGGAGATTTGTGAATGAAAATTACATATGAATTTGATACACAAGCTGATAATTTTGATGATGATGAATTTTATGATATTCAACATGCTACTGACGCATTTTGTGCTTTATTAGAAATTAAAGATTATTTAAGAGAACAATGGAAATATAAGGAAATTCCGGATGATATAGATACAATTTATGATAAATTTTTTGAGATAATTAATAGCAATGGAATAGATATATGAAATTGAAATATTTTGTAATGATAGTAATTATAATTATGCTTGCTTTAAGTAATTTTACAGTCAATGTTAAACATGACGTTACTATTAATGTTTATGATTGTATTGTTCCTATTGAAATATCAGCAAAAGTTGGAAAATGAAATTACGTTGGTTACATTATAAAATTATTGAACAATTACCACATTTACCAGGATTATGTGGACCAACTCATTCAGAAAAAATCGAACACAAAAAATTGCAATTTCAAGATGAATTTGGTGTTTGGCAAGATGTTCCTGATGTGAATAAAAAGGAGAATGATTATGTTCAAAAAAAATTTTTATAATGAATATATTCGTTATTCTAAAATTGGTTGTCTTATTTCAAATATTCGTATATTTTATTATAATTTAAAGTATGGTCTTATTAATCTTTGGGTTTGGCGAAAAGTCGTATGGCGAAATCGAGGTTGGGATCATAGTTTTATATATGATGTATTAGAACATCAATTGAAAATACAAGAAAAATATATTCGTAATGGTTACAATATTCGTGCTGAACAAGTTGCTAATGATATTAAAAAAACTAGACTTGCTCTTACTCGTTTAAAAGAAGATGAGTATATTATGCAAACTGATCTTGTATTTAATATTAAAAATAAATACTTAAAAAAATTTAGTAATAATAAACTTTTTGAACAATATATGATTCAACAGGATTTAGATTATGTTTTTAATATGATGAAAAAACATATACAAGAATGGTGGGATTAAAATGAATAATAATGAAAAACAAATATTTATAGAATGGTTACGAACTGAAATATATGATATGGGTATTTTAATTGAACAAATGGAAAAATTACCAAATATGGACTCAATGCTTTCTCATTATAGAGAAAAAGTTATGGGATATTCTATTGTTCTTATAGATTTAGAAAATCGTCATGAAGGATAAAATATATTGTAAAAATTGCAAGTATTTTACATATCCTTCAACTTTAGATATTTATTTTAGTTGTAAATGTATGGCGCCTACAGGAAAAATTATTAAAGATTATATTTTTGGGGATCGAATTCAACGAATTAACCTTTATGTAGGAGATAATTACTATCCTAATAAAAATGGTGAATGTAAATATTATAAAAGAAAATGGTGGAAATTATACTAGACAAGAGAGAATAAATGAAAAGTAAAAAAGTATACTGTAAAGATTGCAAGTATTTTTTAAAATATATACCACTTTTTGATGAATCTTTCAGGTATAAATGTATTGCTCCTACAGGAAAAATTATTACAAATTATATTTTTGGGGATTACAAAGAGCTTATTAATCTTTATGTAGGAGACAAAAATTATCCGAACAATAAAGATACTAATGGATGTAAATATTATAAAAGAAAATGGTGGAAATTATGCTTAAAATAGGAAAGTTTACAGTAGATAACTTTGAATTTGTAGAACCAGATCAATTACTTTTTGACATTGATCCAATACCAACAAAAGAAGAAGAAAAAGAAATTCAAGAAATTGTATTGACAGCATTGAAAGAAGGATTAAAATATAATAAAAAACCTTGACTTTATCTTTTCTTTATGTTATTATCTTATTATAAATAATAACAAATTGAAAGGATTTAAGATGCTTAGAAATGTAAAAGTTGTAAAAACAGAAAAATTTTTTAGAGAAGAACTTCAAGTTACTTTTCCTGAAGTTTGGGTTGTTGAAGATGAAACTGGTGAAAGATGGTTAATTGCTTCTGGAAAAGTAACTAAAAATGAAGCTATTAAAATTGCTGAAGATTATGGTTTTATTGTAGATTTAAATTAAAATATTTTTTACATTTAAATGATTTCGTGTTAATATGTTTTATAAATAATAACATATTGAAAAAGGAGTTCAAGATGGAAAATATTAAAGCATTAGTTCCCGCAGCATTTAGCACAGAAAAAGCTCCCATTCGTTCAAACAAATACAACTTCATTTCCACAAAAGAAATAATTAATGTTCTACAAGATAACAATTGGTTTCCAGATGTCGTTTCTCAAACTCGAGTTCAAAAACGACATCTAGAACGTGTCAATTTTGTAAAACATATGATTACTTTTCAAAATCCCAATGTTGAAACAATTAATAAATCCATTCCTCAGATAGTTATTGTTAATAGTCATGATGGTTCTACTCCATTTAAAATGTTTGCAGGACTGTTTCGAATTATTTGTTCAAATGGATTAATTGTTTCATCTAATGAATTTTCTTCTATTAGCATTAGACATAGTTCATTAGCTCCAGAATTGATAGAAAATGGAGTAGAAGAAATTGTTCATATCGTTCCTGAAATTGCAGCTAAAGCTAATGTTATGGAAAATATTAAAATTTCGGTAGTCGATCAATTAGATCTGTGTGGAAATATTATTAAAAGTATTTGGAAAGAACAAAAAAATTGTCCTTTTGAAGCGGCTCAGTTGTTACAACTTCGTAGAAATGAAGATAAAGAATCTACTTTGTGGAATACGTTTAATGTGATTCAAGAAAACCTTATTAAAGGTGGAATTATTGGAACTACTGCTACAAATAAAAAACGTAAATTCAAAGGAATTACAAATATTGATAAAAATATTAGTATAAATCAAAAAATTTGGAAAGAAGCAGAAAAGTTTGCATTAGCAGCTTAAAGGAAATTACAATGAAAATTATTTTTTTAGATATTGATGGTGTACTTAATACTGCAGAAAATTTTGTTGAAGGGAATCTTCCAAGTAATCCAACTATGGAAGAAATTAATCTTTCAATGTTAGATGAAAGATTAATTAAAAATTTAAATACAATTATAGAAGAAACTGGTGCAAAAGTTGTTGTTTCATCAACTTGGAGAATGGGACGTTCAATAGAAGAATTAAAATGTTTATTAGATAAAAAAGGATTTGTTGGTGAAATAATTGGTAAAACTCCGATATTGAATGATGACCGTGGTATAGAAATTCAAAAATTTATTGATGAATCATCATTCAATATAGATTCATTTACTATATTAGATGATGACAGTGATATGTGTCATCTAATGGATAAATTAATTCAAACAAATTTTATAGAAGGTTTAAATAATATAACAGTTAAAAATGCAATTAAAATGCTAAAGGAACTTTAAGATGATTTTACTTAATAAACAAAAAGTTGAATTCAAACAATTTCCTAATGGTGAACTTTATTTTAATAATGAAGATTTATATATTCGTCAAGTTAATTATATTGCATGGGAATATGAAAATAATGAAGATTTGATTAAACTCATGTTTTTAAAGAGATACTTGGATGATGATTATCGAACAGTAAATCTTTATATTAAATATTTACCGTATTCTCGAATGGATAGAAAAAATCCTTCGTATCCATTTACATTAAAATATATTTGTGAATTTATTAATAATTTGAATTTCTTTAATGTAACAATTCAAGATGTACATTCTGATGTATCTTCTGCACTATTAAATAAAAGTACTGATATATCGTGGGTTGTTCCTACTGCTAAAAAGTTAATTGAAACTTTAGATATTGATACAATATTTTATCCTGATGCTGGTGCTCAAAAAAGATTTAATATTGATTTTGATAACATTGCTGTTGGTTTTAAACAAAGAGATTTTAGATCTGGAAAAATTGTTGATTATAAAATCTCTGGAAAAATTTTTGGAAATGTAATGATTGTTGATGATATGTGTAGTCGTGGTGGAACATTTATTGAAGCAGTAAAACATTTTCCAAAAGTTGTTAATAAAATTTATCTTTTAGTTTCGTATTTGGAAGAAAATGTTTTTACAGGCAATCTTGAAGCATATATAACTAAAGTTTTTCATAATAATAAGGTGTCTGATAATTTTTTTATTGAGCAATTATAGGAGAGATTAATGAATTATTTTCCAGCAACTCTTTTGTGTGATTTTTATAAAGTTTCTCATCGGGAACAATATCCTGATGGAACTGAATATGTTTATTCTACTTGGACTCCGAGAAGTAATAGTCATCATCCTACGTCTAAATATGTTATTGCTTTTGGTTTTCAAGCATTTATTAAAAAGTATATGATTGATTATTTTAATGAAAATTTTTTCAATCATAATTTATCTGCAGTTATTGCGGAATATACTAGATATATTAAATATACACTATCAATTGAAAAACCTTATACTAAACATATTGAAGATCTTTGGCGTCTACAGTATTTGCCAATTAAAATTAAAGCATTACCAGAAGGAACAAAAGTACCATTTCGAGTTCCAATGTTAACTATTGAAAATACTCATCCTGATTTCTTTTGGCTTACTAATTATTTTGAAACTTTGATGTCTGCTGAAATGTGGATGCCATCGACTTCTGCAACTATTTCCAATGAATATCGAAAAATTATTGAGAGATATGCTGAAGAAACTGGTGCTGATAAAGAACTTATTCAATTTCAAGCACATGATTTTAGTATGCGAGGTTGTGTCGGACTTGAAGCATCTAATTTAGTTGGTGCTGGTCATTTACTTTCTTTTACTGGTACCGATAATATTCCTGCAATTGGATATTTAGAAAATTATTATTATGCAAATATTGAAAAAAAATTAGTAGGTTGTTCTATTCCAGCAACTGAGCATTCGGTTATGTGTGCAGGTGGAGCAGATAATGAATTTAAAACATATAAACGATTAATTACTGAAGTTTATCCAAATGGAATGATTTCTATTGTTAGTGATACTTGGGATCTTTGGAATACAATCACTAATATTTTACCACAATTAAAAAATGAAATTATGAATCGAGATGGAAAAGTTGTAATTCGTCCTGATAGTGGAGATCCAGTTGATATTATTTGTGGTTTAAATAGTAATTCTTATGCTGCTTGTTTTAAAAAAGATTATAATCCTGAAGATAAAGGTGTAATTCAATTGCTTTGGGAAATTTTTGGTGGAACTATTAATGAAAAAGGTTATAGAGTTCTCGATCCTCATATCGGTGCTATTTATGGTGATGCTATAACTTTAGATAGAGCTAAAGAAATTTTAAAAAGATTAAAAAATAAAGGATTTGCGAGTTCTAATATTGTATTTGGTGTCGGTTCTTATACATATCAATATAATACTCGTGATACTTTTGGTTTTGCATTAAAATCTACTGCATGTATTATTAATGGAAAAGAATTTAAGATTTATAAAGATCCTAAAACTGATAATGGAATTAAAAAATCCCAAAAAGGAAAAATAGTAGTCTTAGAAAAAGATGGAAAATTAATTTACGAAGATATGTATAATTGGAATGATAAAGTTAGTGAAGATCTTTTAGAAGTTATTTATGAAGATGGTTTTTTAATAAAAAAACAATCTTTAGAAGAAATTCGTCAACGAATTATTTAAGGAGATTTTAATGAAAGATTTAACAATTGAAAGAGCTTTTTTAAATTTAATTGATGGTTGTTATGATATTTCGCCAATGCCAATGTATGAAAATATTGATTCATTTAGATTAGGAATAACTAATCTTGATTATAATGAAGATGAAAATATTTTATGGATTTATCTTCGCCGTCCTGGTTTATTAATTGGACATCAAGGAAAAACAATAAAAAGTATTCAAAATAATTTAAATGTTAAGATAAATATTGTTGAAGTTAATTTAATATAAAACCTTGACTTTCTCTTTTTTTTATGTTATTATGTGTTTATAAATAATAACAAATTTTAATTTTGAGAAGGGAATTTTAATTATTTAATATATTGTGTCATTACAGAGTGGGATGTAGTTTGGAATAGCTACATGATAGCTGTGCTTAAAGATTTAGTCACTTTAATTAAAAGCTATTTGAAATGGATTGACCTCCAGGAGAGATTTAGCTCCACTCACTCTGTAATGACACAATGTAAATAAAGGAAAAAAAATGATAACTAAATTTGATAAAGTATGGACAGAAAAAAAATTAGAAGAAATTCTAAAGTTAAAAAATGATTTTGAAAAAGAATTAGATATTTTATGTAAAGTTTTTTCTACAGCTTTTGATTCTAAACTTATTGAATCATTTTATCATTTATTTGAATCTTATTGTAAAAATATTTCAGAAGTAAGTGGAATTTCTGAAGAAGCAATATTTTGGTTTTTTTATGATAATGATGCAGGTAAAAATAAATATGAAGTGAATGATATTGTAATAGATTCAATAAAATCTTTTGTTGATTTTGAAATGGATCAACCAAAAATTAGATGTGATTGTTGTTTAGAAGAATATGATAAAAAAGATATTATAATTGATGATATAATAACAATTTGTAAACATTGTAATGAATACGCTTTTGAATCAATAAAATATGATTAATAATTATGGGGATAATTTGGGTTCGACAGGAAAAGGAAAAATAAAATAACATTTAGAGGATTCTTTTTGTTACTCTTAAAACCAAAAAGATTAAAAAAGAATTGACGAAAACTTTTCTTACGCTATGGCAGCTTAGCCATTGTTCATCTTAATTTTGTTTATTGGATTTAGAATGAGCATCATTTTAAATAAACTAAATTTTATTTATTGTTTTTGTAAATAAAATTGAATTTTTTAAAAAACTCGTTAATATAATTTTTTGATTTTATTTATATTAATTAAAAAATAAAAAATCAAAAATAAATGTAAATTATTTTATTTAGATATTTTTTGGACGCGGGTTCGATTCCCGCTATCTCCATCAGAAAGAAAAAAAAATGTTTAAAAAATCAACAAATTATTTTCAAATGATTTCAACTACAGCAAAGTTTGCTTGGTTGTTTCTAGGTGCAGCTAAAGTTTGTGGTATATTTGCAGTATTTTGTTTAATTTTAAATGAATTAAAATCAGTGAAAATTTTTTTAATATTTTGGATTATTCTTTTAATTATTTCTGTTATTTTAGCATTGAGATCTAAAAAATATGAACTAGAAATAAAAGAATGGTGGAGATATTATTTATATTAAATTCTCCTTTATAAATAATAAAAAAGGAGAAAAAAATGCATAAAATTTATTTGACTTGTTTGACTTGTAAAAAATATTTTTCACAATATACAGATGGAATTCATTTTTCTAAATATTGTGAAAAATGTAAAAAAGAAAAAACTCCTCTAGAAACTCACCTTAAAAATTTAAAGGAATTATCTTTAGAAGAAAGAGTAACTTTATTAGAAGCTGAATTATTTAACAATCAAAAATAAAGGAGATAATATTGCTAAATACTATTAGTTCAGAAGAAATTAATATGTTTGGTGAAAAATTTAAAATTGGACCAATTCATTCAAAAAGATTATTGTTAATAAAAAAAATAGAAGAGAAAATTAAATTAATTAAAGATAATGAAAATAAAGAATTATGTTATCTTTTGTTGCAACTTATAAAGATGGGTAGATAAATGGAAACATTATATCGTAAAATTGAAAGAAATGAATGTGTAACTTTTGTTCCTATTATGATTCCAAAAAATGAAAATAAAATTCATAAACAAATAATCGATAAAATAAATTTAGAAGAAAAATTATTGATTTCTATATTACTAATTAAAGAACCAAAAGAATTAGTAAAAAAAATTATGAGTTTGATTTATTAAAATTTTACAAATTTATTTAATAATGTTATTATTTTAAAAGAGGTGAAAATGTTAAAAAGAGATATTAAAAAAATTAAATGTGAAGAAGCGATATTAAGAAATGAAAAATGGAATTCTTTATCTACCAAACAAAAAATTAAAAAATTAGATAATAGACTTGGTAAAGGTGTCGGAGCAATAAAACAAAGAAAACGATTAGAAGAATTATGATGAATATTGGATATGAAAAAACACATATAAGATTAATTAAAATTAAACATAGAATAGCTTTTCGACCAGGCAATTCCAAAAAAATATTAATGATATGCTAAATAATATTCCAGATGATGCGATTGTTGATAAAATTATTGATTCTAATGATGAAACTGATATTACTACTATTGAATTTATTGAAAAAATAAAGGAATTATAATGAAAAAAATAAAAGTTTTTTGTAATTATTTTGATTATTCAATTTTGTGTGATTCTTTAGTTGAACAATTAAAAACAAATAAACAATTAAAATTTATTTATGGAATTCCTACAGGTGGTTTACCATTAGCAGTTCATTTAGCAAAACATTTGAATTTAGAATTATTAGATGAAGAAGATCTTTATTGGAACTGGAATTCTAAAGAATTATTAATTTGTGATGATATTATTGATACTGGAATTACTTTAGAAACTTTTTTTAAAGAAAGAGAATGGCTTAAAGAAGCTTTAATTGTTAGTTTATATTGGAAATATAATTTGTCAATTAAACCTAATTATTTTGCTAAAATTGCTAAAGAATATGAATGGATTGTTTTTCCTTGGGAACCAAAAAATGAAGAAATGAATAGATAAAGAGGAAATATGTTTAAAAAATATCCAAGTATTACCAATCATTATCTTGAATCAGATATTGATTATTTTCAAAAATATTTTAGTTATGATTTACTTAATACTGATTGGATACTTCAAGAAAAAATTCATGGTGCGAATATTTCTATTCTTTTAAATAAAAATGAAGACCCTCAATTTTTCTCTAGAAATAATAAAATTGATCCAGCTAAATTTTACAATTCAACTAAAGTTTTTTCAGATATAATTAATGAATTTCAACCTTTTCAAAAAATTATTAATAAAGCTGGTTTTTCAATACGACTTTATGGTGAATTATTTGGTATGGGTATTCAAAAAGGAGTAAAATATGGACCTGAAAAACAAATTTTATTTTTTGATATGTTAATTAATGATAAATTCATTTCACCTTATGAAATGGAAGTTATATTTTTAAAAAATCGATTGCAACATTTATTGATTCCTAAAGTTGATGTCGTTTCAGATTTAAAAACTGCTATTAATTATGATATTAAATTTAATTCAAAAATTTTAAGAATTGAAGATAACATTTGTGAAGGAGTTGTTATAAAACCTTGGAATAAAATTTTTGTTACTTCTAATGGTTCAATATTTTATATTAAAAAGAAAAATGAAGAATTCAAAGAAAAACAAAAAATAAAAAAACCAAAAGTTCTTAAAGATTATGGAGAAGAAGTAAACCAATGGCATGAAATTTTTATTTCGTATATTCATAAAGAAAGATTAGAATCTGTTTTTTCAAAAATTGGAAGAATTAATCATCCAAAAGATCTAGGAAAATATATACATGAAGTTTATAAAGATGTTATTGAAACTTTTTTAAAAGAAGAAAATTTTGATGAAGAAAAATTCTCAAAAAAAGAAAGAAAATTTATAATGAATGGTAATAAAGAAATTGCTAAACTTTTGAAAAAAGAATTAGGAATGGTATAATGAAAGTTATTATTGAAAATAAAAAAGTGAAAGTTCGAATTAAAGAAATTTTTGATGGAGTAAAAACTTATTATATACCACAATTTCGTTATTTATTTTTTTGGAGTGATCTTCCTAAAAAATTTTTTAATTATGATGATTGTGAAAATTTCTTAAAATCATTAAGAGGAAAATATACAAAAATTCATTATTTAAATGATTAAAACCTTGACTTTACCTTTTCTTTATGTTATTATCTTATTATAAACAATAACAAATTGAAAGGAGTATATAATGGAAATTGCAACTGGATGGAGATTTCATGCAGCAGATTTTTCAGTACAAGCAAGTGGAAAAGAACATGTCACGGGTTTTGTAACTCTCATTAGAGATCCTGAACATCAAGCTTTGTGGTATAATCTGCCTGAAGAAATGATTGAAGATGAAAATGGTCCACCACTGTTTGTTTTTGGACATGGAATGACTATTGAAGAAGCTGTAGAAAATGCAAATATTATGGCTAGACACGCTAAACCTATTGTGTAAGGATTAAATATGAATAAAGCAGCAGAAGCATTAAAAATGAAAAATATATTAAAAAAATTAAATTTAGTAATTTTTTCATGTAATACTTTTGATCAATTAGAAGTAGCAAAAAATTATAAAGAATTGGTTTTGAAAAGATTAAATTTTTCTAATCTTGATTCTTTATATAATATTGTTATTAAATTTCAAAAATATAAAATTGAGTATAATTTAAATAATAATATTTCTATTAATATTCCAATAAATATTCAAATATGGTAAAAAAGGAGAACATTATGAGATTATATGATTATATTGCAATGTATGATAACTCAACTATTTTAATTAATACATTTTATTATTTTCCAAATATAAAGAAATATATCAATGAAATTGAATCAGTATTAAATTTCATTCGAGCAGAACAACCATCTTTTGAACCAAAACAAAATTGTGAAGTTAGATTATTTGTTAATAAAGATGAAGAATTTAATATTGATTCATTTATTGTTTATTTTACTAAATCAAGAAATTTATATTTTGATATTATAAATCTTATTGATATTTCAAATATTGATATTAAGATTGAAAGTAAAAATTTTGTTGATTGTGCTTTTGATAATTTAAATATTATTTCTTATTTAATTGCATTTGTTTATGAACAATATTCAAAAATTGAAAAAGAAATGAATGATAATGAAATTTCTAATTTTGAAGAAGAATTAACTAAATTATTCAAGAAAAATGATAATTTTGAAAAGAAATTTGGTCTTAGTAGTGAATTTTTATCAAAATTTATTATTGAATGTTTAGAAAAATAGGTTAAAATATGAATCGAAAAGAATATTTATTAACTTGTTTAGCTGAAGAAGCTAGTGAAATTGTTAAAGCTGTAACAAAAACTTTAAGATTTGGTGAATCAAGTGTTTATAATAATGTTACTAATAAAAAACGTTTAGAAGAAGAAATTATTGATTTTATCACTATTGTTTCAATGTGTTATTCTGATGAATATATTAATTTTGATGAAGAAGAATTAAAAATTCAGTTCAAGTTAAAACAAGATAAAATTTTTAAATACATGGAACTTTCAAAAAATTCAGGAAATTTAACTTAGTTTTATTTAAAATTAATTTTTTACAATATCCTCTTGTTTATGTTAATATTTTATAAATAAGAGGATATTTCTTTTAATGTTATATAAAAAGTACATAAAGGCTTTATATGTTAGTTATATGTCATAATTGTGGAAAAGAAATATTGACTGAAGCTGATACTTTTGTTTTTCAACATAGATTTGATAAAGATTATTATTCTTGTGGTTGTAAAGAATTTAAAAAAGAAATTCTTGATAAACGAAAAAATTATAAGGAGAAATTAAATGGAAAGTAATGTTGAAGAAAATAAAGAAGAAATGGTGGAAATTCCTGTAAAAATTGAACCAAAAAATTTTATTAAATGTGCTAATTGTGGACGATCAGTTGGTCAATTAAGAAAAGTTATAAATGATGGTGAAAAAAAATATATTCATAAAAATTGTGATGAAGATGTAAAAGCTTTTTACACCAATCAAGCTAGAAAAATAAGATTATCTAATGAACTTTTATAAAGAAATAAATGTTTTAAACAAAAAAGATAAGATATACGCTAATTATTCAACAAAGGAATTAGAAGATTATTTTAAAGAAAATCTTCATTTTAATCTTCCACCTATTGCCGAAATAATGTTTAATGAATTAATAGAAAGAAGTTATAAATTAGAGAAATTACAATGTTAACAGCAATTTTAAAAAATGATATTCTTGGATTTGCTAAAGCAAATGAATTAATTTGGTATGATTTAATTCGAGAACCAAAATTATTAACAGAATTAAAAACTGAATGGTTTTTTGAATTAAAAAATAAAAATGGAAAAATAATAACTGTACCTGCTGACGAAAAAATATTTCGTCTTTATGCTATAAAATAGTAAAAAACCTTGACATTATCTTTTCTTTATGTTACTATGTGACTATAAACAATAACAAATTGAAGATGGAGGTACAAAATGAATGATTTAACTGCACTAATGGATGAAATTGAAGAGAATGTAAAAGTAAAAGATTATAATTGTTTGACTAATTTGATTGTTGATGACATCAAACAGAAAGTACACAATGATAAGAAAGAGACAGCTCAGTCTATTCAGCAACAGTTTAATAACGAAGCTAATAACGTCAATACAAACGATATATTTAAACTTGTTGCAGCGGGTGTGGTTTCTGTTGTTGTTTTGTTTTTTGCGATACATTATTTTTTGGTTTAAGAAAATGATTAAAACTTTTTTAGAATGTTTAACTTTGTTGATTGTATTATTTATTAATTGTTTTCTTTTGATGTGTTGCTAAAAGGAAACTATTATGAAAGTTCGTAAATTTAAGAATTTGACTAAACAACAAAAACTTTGTTTATTTTTTAAAGAAAACAATTATAATAAAGTTAAATCACAAATTGCAAAATACACCGTTTTTACCAACAATAGTCAATATATTTTTGTTGGTAAAAACGGTGCGGTTCGAATTAATTCTAGAAATTCAGTAAGTGGTTCAATTTCTTTTACTAAACGATATGATAGAATTTTAAGAGAATTTGAAAAATCAGTTTCACCTGAAAGGAAAATAATATTAAAATGAAAAATTTAAAAGATAAAGCAAATGAAACATATTATAATTCTGGTGAAACTATTCTTACTGATAAAGAATTTGATCTTTTAGCTGATAATGGGTTGGAAATAAAAAGTTTTCATAAAAAAGTAAAACATTTTCAACCTATGGGATCATTAAATAAAATTAAAACTGAAAAAGAATTTAATAAATGGTTTAATAATGCTAATATATGTAAAGTTTCACCAAAACTTGATGGTAATAGTGTAGAATTAATATTTGAAAATAAAAAACTTATTCAAGCAATAACTAGAGGAAATGGATTTGAAGGTAACGATATAACAGAAAAAATTAAATATACTAAATATAAACTTCCTTTGACAAATGAACTTCAATCAATAAAATGTGAAGCAATTTTACCTAAAGAATTTCAAACAAAATTTGATAAAAATATTAGAAATATTGTTGCTGGTGTTCTTAATAAAAAAGATATTGATATCGATATCTTAAAAGAAATTCATGTTATTGATTTTAATAGTATTTGGCTTTATTATACGGATTTAAATTATAATTTAGTCGAAGGATTATTTCAAGATTGGAAAGAAAATTTCTATTTTGAAATAGATGGAATTGTAGTAGAATTAATTGAAAAAATACATGAAGAAAAAGATCCTTTGTTACCAACAAATATTTTAGCATTAAAATTTAATAAAAAAGGTGTTGATGCTGAAATAGGTTTTCATTCTTGGAAACTTGGAAAGCATTCTAAATTAACACCAGTTCTTATTTTAAAAGAAGCAGTTGAAATCGATGGAACACAAGTGAAAAGAGTTTCAGCTTCAAATTATTCTTTATTAAAAGCTGCTGGTTTAGGTATTGGAGCTAAAGTAAAAGTAATAAAATCCGGTGATATTATTCCTTATATTTCAGAAGTAATTGAACCATCAAAAGAAATACAAATCGTAACTTGTCCTGAATGTGGAGTGTTTGCAGAAATAAATGAATCTAAAGTTGATTTGATTTGTCCGAATGAACATTGTCAAGGAAAAACAATAAATAAATTGCAACATATTTTTAAGATATTTGATTTAGAATTTATTTCTGATGCAACTGTTAAAACTTTATATTATAATGGTTTTGAACATCTTGAAGATTTTTTCAAAGCTAAAGAAGAAGATTTTACAAGTGTTGAAGGATTTGGAAAAAGAAAATCTCAAAATATCATTTCAAAATTAAAAAATTTAAAAATTACTGAATCTCAAGTTTTAGAATGTGCTCAAGTTCATGGTATTGGTCGTAAACAATGTGAAAAATTAATTGAACATTTTGGTTTAGATAAATTTTTAAATGGGTTCATTGTAGAAGAAGATATTGAAAAAATTGATTCATTTGGAGAAATTCATGCAAAAACTATTATTAAAAATTTAGAAAATTTTGATGAAATGTATAATGTTATTTTAGATTGTAAAATTAAAATTAAGAAGAATAATTTTACAAAAAAAGAAAATAAAGTTAATATTGTTTTTACTGGAAAATGTGAACAATATGGAAGAAAAGAATTAACTAATCTTTTGAATGATAAAGGGTATAATGTTCAATCTGGAATTAAAAAAGATACAAACATTTTATTAACAAATGATATTAACAGTAATTCTTCTAAATTAAAAAAGGCAAAAGAATATAATATTAAAATTATTGATTATAATAATTTTTTTAAAGGAATTGAAGATGAATAAAAAATTTCTAAGTAATGTAACAAAAGATATTGATGTAATTATGTTAACTGAATTTGGTTCTCATCTTTATGGAACTGATACACCAACTTCGGATAGGGATTATAAAGGAATTTTTATGCCAACGGAAAAACAAATTCTTTTGAATAAAATTCCTAAATCAATAAGGTTTGATACAAATAAAACAAATAAGAAAAATTCAACTGAAGATATTGATTGTGAATTATATTCTTTACATTATTTTTTCGATTTAGCTAAAAAAGGAGAAACTGTTTCTATTGATATGCTACATTCTTCTCCAATTATTAGTTCAAAAATTTGGAAAGATATTTTTGCTTTCCGTTCAAATTTTTATTGTACTAATATGAAATCTTTGATGGGATATGCAAAACATCAAGCTGCAAAATATGGAATTAAAGGAAGTCGTTTATATTCAGCTGAAAAATTAAAAACTTTTTTAAATGAATTTGATTCAAATTTAAAAATGAAATTTGTATGGGATAAATTACCAATTGATGAAAATATTAAATTTATAAATGACAATCAAAAAATTAAATCTTTAAATTTTTGTGGAAAAATTCTTCAAGATTCTATTAAAATTAGTTATGCTTTAGATATTATTGAAACTTTTATTAATAATTATGGTGCAAGAGCAAAATTAGCAAAAGAGAATAAAGGAGTAGATTTTAAAGCTCTTCACCATGCTTTAAGAGCAGCTTTTCAGTTAGAAGAAATTTTCCTAACTGGTGATTTAAAATTTCCTTTAAAAACTGCACCATTTTTAAAGTGTATTAAACAAGAAAGATATTCTTATAATTTTGTGATAGAATATTTAGAAGATAAAATTGATAAAGTTGAAAAATTAAGTTTGGAAAGTAATCTTCCAAGTGAAATTAATACTGAAAAAATTGATGATTTTTTATTTAATATCATCAAGGAGGAAATATGAGTATAAAATTGCGTTGGTATCAATATTTACCAGATAATGTTCAACCTTATCTTCCAGGAATTTATCCTACTGAAATTCCATCTGTTATAGAAAATTTTAAATTACAATATTGGGATGAAGAAGATAATTGTTGGAATAATGTTCCAAGTGTTATAGAATTAAAACCTAAAAAAGAGGATTAATATGCAACCTAATTTAACTATTATTCGTGGATTACCTGGTTCTGGTAAATCTACAAGAGCAAAAGAACTTATGCAAGAAAAAAGAAATAATGGACGAAAAGTTAGTAACTTGGAATCTGATATGTTCTTTATGTTCAATAATAAATATATATTTAATAAAAATCATTTAAATTATTCTCATTTATGGTGTTTATCAAATGCTGCTTATTATTTAAATCAAGGATATGATGTTATTGTTTCAAATACTTTTGTTACAAAAGATGAAATCTTTCCTTATAATAAAATGGCTGCAGCAATAGATATTAATGATATTTCTATTATTACTTGTTTTGGTAAATTTAGGAATATCCATAATGTTCCTATCAAAGTTATTGAACATATGAAAGAAAAATGGGAAGATTTTAATCAAGAAGAATATTCAAATTATTTAATTAAAAAAATGAAAGAAGAAATATGATAAAAACTTTTATTATTAATGGTGCTGGTGGTTCAGGTAAAGATACATTTATTGCTTTTGTTGAAAATTATATTAATTCATTAAATTTAAATCCTCCTTGGTATGTTCGTAATAATTCTGCTATTGATGAAATTAAAGAAATTGCTATCAAATATTTTGGTTGGAATAAAATTAAAACAAATATAAATCGAAGATTATTATCTGATTTAAAAGAAATGCAAATTACTTCTTGTGATGGACCTTATAAATATATTCTTAATTTATATAAAACATATAAATTTTATGAAAATAATAATTGTTTATTTTTTCATATTCGTGAAATTCCTGAAATAAAAAAAATTAAAGATGAAATAAAAGCTAAAACTATTTTAGTTTATCGTAATGATGTTAAATATGGAAATAGAAGTGATGATGATATATTAAAGTATCATTATGATTATATCATTAATAATCATGGTGATCTAAAAGATTTAAAACAATTAGCAATTAATTTTACTAATGAAAATATAATTAATAAAAAACCTTGACTTTATCTTTTCTTTATGTTACTATGTAATTATAAACAATAACAAATTGAAAGGAAAAAGACATGGCTAAAAAATTTGTTAGAAAGTATTTGAAACAAAAAGCTTCGGAAATTATTGAACCAGATGTTTCAAATGCAACATCAGATAAAAGTATTAAGATTTTTAATTGGTATAATGTTTCTGATTTTAATGATAAAGAAAGAAAAAAATGGGTAATAGAATATGCTAAAGAAAAAAATATGGAATGGCGTTGGATTAGTAAAATTAATGAAAAAAATATAATTTCAACTCTTTCAACTATTTGTCGAATTGCTTCACGTGGATGTACAATTACTGAAAAACATCAAAAATTTATTGAACAAAAATTTGAAGAATTAAAAAAAATCATTCCTGTAGAAACTTCTAAAACTGAAACAAATAAACCTAAATTTAATATTCAAGAAAGAATTTATGAACAAGCTGGTGAAGTTATGGCTGAAGTTCATGAATTTGTTGATGCTTTTGTAGAACAAGGAATTGAAAATAAAATTATTAATTCTTTAGATAAAAAAGGTTTTGGTCGTCCTCAAACAAAACATATTATTAACTTAATTGAACGTTATATTGAAGAATTTATTACTGTTAAAAATGCGAAAGTTGATGATAAAGAATTATTTGAATCTTATAATTTAAGTATTCGAAAAATTAATTCAATTATAAAATATTTAGAAAGTTTAAAAGTTGAATGTGAAAAATGGATTTTAGTTAAGAAAAAAATTAAAAAATTATCAGAAACAAAAATTAAGACTCCTTATGAATTATGTAAAAATGTAAAAATAAATAAAAATACTGAAATTAAACCAGAAAAAGTTGTTGGAGCAATGGCAACTGTTCTTCAAAATACTCGTAATAAATCATTAATGTTTTTAGTTTATGAAGATAAATTTTTAAGCATTAAAGGAACCACTATTACTAATGTTGATTTAAATAAATCAACACGATATATAATTAAAAATAAGTTTAAAGAAAAAGCAATAAAAGAATTAAGAAAAATTAAAAATATTTCAAAGTTAAAAACATTTTTAAACAATGAAGAAAAATTCAAAAAATCAAAACAATCATGCACTGGACGATTGGGAGCTTATAGTAATATTATATTAGTGATTTAATGACATAATTCTTCTCTTGATAAATATATTATATTTAATTATTATATATTTAAAGGAGAAGAATTATGTCAACAGATAATACCAATTTAGGTACATTAGAATCAGTAACAAGTGAGTTAACAGAATTAATTAAAGCAAATAGTATTGCTTATCAAGTTTGTGGTATTCAACAAACAACCACTTCAACTCCAGTAGTTTTTGGAATTAAAAAAACATCTGGTACAACTGGATTTCAAATTGTTAAAAAAGATACAGTTAAAAAAGCGTCAACAAATTCTGAAGGTTTTACAGATGAATTAATGGAAGATGTTTTTTCATTATTTGGAAAAAATGCTAAAGAATATTTAAAAATTATTTCAGCAAATGATTTAATTGATTCATTAGATGATGAAATAATTTCATATATGTCTAGTATAGCAACAGTAGAAAATGCAGTAACTTATGATTTTTCTACAACTACAGATCATAGACAAATAATCCATAATTTACTTTTAAAAATAAATAAAACAAGAGTTAGTATGGCAAACGATTTAAAACGTGGTCTTCCAAAAATTTTAATCGTTTCAAGTGCTATAGCAGCTTTATTAATCACAAATAAAATGATTAGTGGGAATGATTCTGATTTTGTTGCAGGTGGAGCAGAAAATGTTAAATTTGTTGGTAAGATGGGTGATATGCTTGTTTATCAAGATTTTGATGCAGCAGCAGATTATGTTTTAATTGCTCATAAATCATATATTCCTGGAGATGCAAGTATTATTTTAATTCCTATTAATGAACCGGTTGCGAATATTAGAAGAGATGATGAAACTGGTCAACCTAAATATCATTATAGAATGAGACATGCTTATTCTAGAAATCCTGTTGATTCAGGTTCTTCTACTGCGGATTCAGATTTTATTAGAAAATTTGCTGTTACATTAACTGATTTCTAAAAATAAAAATCATGGTTTATTCTTCAAGATAAATATAAACAAGGAGAATAAACCATGATTAAACAAACTAAAGAATTATATAAAAATATTCCCTATTGGGTAAAATTAGTTTCTTCAATTTTAGCTGTTACGATAACTTTAGGTGGAGCTGTTTTAGCAATGGAAGATCGTTATGTTTCTGAAAAAGAAGAAATTAAAACTCTTCAAATTTTTAATTCAAATATTCAACAAAATTTTAGATTAATGAATTTAAAAATTTTTCAATTACAATATGATCATTTAACAGATTCTTATTATCAATATAAAAAATTAAGAAGAAACCAACCAAATGATATTGAAATACAAGAAGAATTTGAAAGAATTAAAAATGAAAGAAAATTAATAAAAGAAAAAATAAATAAATTATTAGAAGAAAGAAATAAATGAAATCATTTTCTACTGTATTTCAAGAAATGAAACAAACTAAAAGAGTTGGAATTCAACATCTAAATCAATTAAAACCATTAGATTTTATTAAATTAGTTAAATTAGTAAAAGAAGAAATGGGTGGTAAGATTTCTAAAACTAATTCTTCTGTATCCCTTAAAGTTGATGGTTTTGGATTAAGATTTGGATTAAATAACAAGGATGAATTTTTTATTGAATCTTCTAATAGTGGCCCACAATTTAAAGTTGATGCTTTTTCAGAATACACAAAAAATAAAAAAGGTGAGGTTGATAAAATTTCAATTGCTTATGATCAAGTATTTAAATCATTGAAATCAAATAAAAAACTTCAAAAGATTTTAAAAGAAAATAATACTGATTCAGGAATTAAAATTATTTGTGAATGTCTTTACACTCCAATAGGTAAAAAAGATAAAGATAAAATTAAGTTTGTTAGTATAAATTATGATCAAAAAAAATTAGGTGAAATAGCAACTTTTGTATTAATTAAAGTTATTGATGGTGATAATAATATCTTAGATCAGAACATTCTAGAATACGTCAAAGAGCTATCTAGTAAACAATTTTTATTCACAGATGCTACTGTTACTTTAGATGATATTGATTTAACTATTGAAATTGATAATGTATTAAAATTTGTTAAAAAATATCCTGATTTAGATAAGATAGTATTAAGTAGAAAAAAAGTTGATAAAGAAATAAAAAATTTAATTAAAGATACATTGAAAAATTATCAAGAACAAATGAGTGATAAATTATTGAAATCAATAAAATCAACTAAATTTGGAGATGAATTTGAAGGAATAGTATTCAACTTATTAAAAGGAAAATCTTTTAAAGTAATTTCAAAATCTTTTAGTCAAGGTATTAAATTTAAACCATAAATAGGATTAATAAATGATTAATTTTAAAACTTTTTTACTTGAAATAAAAATTGAAAAAGAAATTAATGATAAATTATTATCTATTATTAATCGACTTGGTTATAATGATATCAAAACAAATTCAAAATTTTATTTTTCTATTTTGACAAATAAAAATCGTATAGAAGTAATGAAAGAACTTGAAAAGGAAATTCAAAAAGAAATTCCAGAAGCAAAATGGGATATTTCCAGTTCCGGTTCTTCTATAGGAAATATTGTTATAGGTAAATTTAAGTTGGGAGTCAAACCAAAATCTAGACAAGGAAAATCATCATTTGGTTTAGAAAATGAAATGACATTATTTAATATTCTTGATGAAATATTAATTAATAAACCAATCAATATAATTTTTTCTACTGGTAAAAAAGAATTTAAAATTGAAAATGCTGTAAGTTATAAAGATGTCGGAAATAATACAAAAAATAGAAAAAAAGCTGATATAATAATATTTGATGATAAAGGAAAAAAATATTCTATTTCAATTAAGAAAGATAATGCTGAAAATTGGGAATCTGCTGATTCTTATTATGCTGATAAAGCAAAAAAAATAATAGATAAATTAATTTCTCAAGATAAAATTAAATTAGAGCCATATAGAAAAGGATTTAAATTAAATAAAAATATTGGAATTCTTGCAAATAAAAAAGAAATTAAAGATGTGGTTTTTGGAAGTGATATTTTAGGAAATGGTTGTGTAATTAAAAAAACATTTGATGGAAAATATGTGATAAAAGATGAAAATGTGATTATAAAAGTTTCTGAAATTATTACAAACCTTTCTGAAATTCCAGAAAATGAAAAAGTATATTTTTTAATAAGAAATGATATCACAAGAAATAATCCTAAATTATATAAAGGAATTAGAATATTAGCTGTTATGAAATCACGAATCAATAAATCAATTTTATTATATAAAGGATAAAAATGTTAAAAAAAACTTTTAAGGATTTTTATCATGTTGAAAATCCTACATCATTTATTAATTCAAGAATTAATTAAAATTTCATTTGAAAAAGAAAGTTATGATGTACTTTCTACTTTTTATAAGAAACATCCTTATTCGTTAATAACTATTGATAAATATATTTCTAATATGTTAAATAAAAAAATAAGAAAAAAGTAAAAAAACATTTTTTAAATTTTATAAAAAACAAAAAATAAAATGGAATGATAATGGGTGGTAATATTAAATTAATAAAATTTAAATCTTTTTGTTTACAAGAAGGTGGAAATGTTCATGTGGGTGATGTATCAGCACAACAAATCACATCTAAAGTGAATCGAACCAAATTAGTAAACGATTTAATTAAAAATCTTTTGATTTTAAATAATCAATTCCAAAAAGAATATGGATTGAAAATTTGGAAAAATGAATCATATCTTAAATCAGGTGAAGTTTTTTCTGGTTCTTCAGAACATTTTATTAATTTAAATATTTCTGATGAAGAATATTTAAAACATAAACCAAAAACTGGTGATATTGATATACAAATAGATAAATCTTTAGAAACTAATTTACATGATTTTTTTAAAAAACATAATAAATTTGGAACTATGGAATATCTAGGTCAATCTCAAACAGCTATTGGACAAATTTCTTCTTTATTTAAAATTGATGGATATATGGAAAAATCTGAAAAGAAAAGAAGATTAGTTAAAAAGAAAATTCTGATCCAATTAGATTTTGAATTTGTAGATGTTGATGAAAAAGGTAAACCAACTGAATGGTCTAAATTTTCTAGATCATCTAATTGGAGTGATATTGAAAATGGAATAAAAGGTGTTTTTCATAAATTTGCATTAGCAAATATCGATCATGTGTTTACTAAAAAAATTAAAATTAAAAAAGGTAAACGTAATCCAAAAATTATAGAACAAGAAATTCATTTTTTTGCATTCTCAGTACAAAATGGATTAAGACCTAAATATCGTCCTGTTCCAAATGAAAAAGATGTATGGGAAGCAATACCTTCTAAAGAAGGAAATTATACACAAGATATTTCACAAATTTTTGAAACTCTTTTTAGAAAAAAACCAGGAAAAACTGATCGGGATTTATTTAATTCATTTGTTGGTATTATTGAATTAGTTAAAAAATATTTTAATAAAAAACAACAACAAAAATTTGTTAATGCTTTTGTTGAGTTTATTTGGGGCAAAAATGCTCAAAAATTATATAGAGGTAACCCTCTACAAGATGCTGAAGTTAAAAATGCAGCAATGAATTATATTGAAAAAAAATTAAAAATTAAAAAGTCTAAATATGATTCTATTATAAATAATTATTATAAAAATTATTAAGGTATGAGAGAAGGAAAAACGATGGATAAATTTGAAACTTTCTTATTGGAAAAAACAATAAAATTTCCAACTGATGAATTTGATGAATATAAAAATAGAATTCCTGTTCCGGAAGATTTTAATATATTTATTAAATCTTGGTTAATAAAAAATTCAAATAGATTAAAAGATGAATTTATTATTCAAGCAATTGAAGATGTAGCTTTTAGTTTAAATAAAAAATATAGTTATATTCCAGGAATAAATTTTGAAGTTGCAGGAAAAAAATTAAGTATTTATACTAAATCAGGTCAATTTGTTTTCACTTGTGATCAAAAAATAACGTTTAAAAAAATTAAAAAATTAATAGGAATTTAAATGAATAGTTTAAATAAATTATTTGAAAATAGTTTATATAGTAATGATCAAGAAAAATCTGATTTTGTTAATTCAGAAAAACTTGTTCATATTGCTTTTTGGATTGGTTTTTTAGGTCCTATTTTTCTTTATATTAATAGTGATAATCCAGTAATTAAAAAATATTTTAAAAGTGATAAAAAATTAAGAATAGATGCTATTACTGATGATAATAATGATACTTCTTTAACTCTAAGTTTAATTAAAACATCTATACCTCCGGCTTTAGTTAATAAAATTACAAGATTTCTTGTAAGACTTAAATCTGGTCAAAAAATTGATGAAGATCTTTTTAAGAAAGAAATATTTGATCCATTATATAAAAAAACAATTAATTTAACTTTAAGTCCTCAAATTAAACGAACATTAAAAAGTTATTATAATGGTAATCTTTCAAGTTTAGATGTAGTAAAAACATTCATTATTAATGCTAGAAGATGGAAAATTTGTAATGAATTTAAATTTTTAGCTAGAAAATGTAAAATTAAAGGTGAAGTAAAAATTTCAAAAGATACTTCTAATGATTCGAATATAATTAAAAAAGATAATAAAGATGGTGCTTCTACTGATACAACTGTGATTAAACCACCTATTCCTGCCTGGGAAAATTATCTTATTGATTTTGCTAGTAAAATTAATAATAAAGAAATTAGAGCAATTTTTGAAGAAGATCTAATTTCTTACTTTAAAGGTGAAATGTATGGACAAACATATCGAAATATCACGTTTCGTAATATGGATGTTTTTTTTGATTTAGTTTTAAGTTTAGATAAAAATCAACTACCAGACGTTAAATTTAACATTAGATTAATGGAAATAAAATCATTTCATTTACCATTAATTTTATTATCTTTGAATCCAAAATTAACTGATAAAATTAAACAAACATCTTTTAGTAATATTGAACATACTGGATTGGATTATTTCAATCCAATCTTTTATTTAATGTTTTTTTATAAATTTAGTTCAGCAAGAATTATAACTGAAAAATGTTTTGCTGAAATGTCTATTGATTTATATTATAATACAATAGTTAAAGAAATGGCTGCAAATTCAAAAGGAATAGAATTTTTTACAATAGATTGGATTGCTGATTTTTTCTTTAATAACTTATATAAATTGGAAGATAAAGATTATTTTGTTTCTTTAATTAAATTTTTAATTAATAATCTTACATCTAAAGAATTTATTATGCTTAAATCAAAAGTGAATGATAATTTAAAAAACCGTTTAATTAAATATGGACTCTATCATTTATTTGAAAAACTACCTATTGATAAAATTAAAATGTATGATTTTCAACAATTTATAGAAACTATTATGTCATCATCTTATAGTATGAATAAAATTTTTGAAGATTATAGAAAAGAATATTTACCAGATAATTCTCTAGAAGAAATAAAAAAAATATTCTTAAATCAAGATTTTAATGATCTTGATTTCAGTCGATTGAATAATGCTTTATCTTATATTTCTGTATATGATCCTATTTTTATTGAAAAATTATGTGAATTTTTTAATAATGAGAAAAAAATTGTAGATTTAATTGATAAAATGATTAAAAATTTTAATAATAATGATAATTCTTTAAATCGTTTAAGATCTCATTTTATTATTTTATTTCCTAATTACTTTTCTGAAAAAGAAAGAAATGAAATTTTTGAAAAAAATATCATTTCTTTAATAAATGTATTACAATATTGTCATGATAATAAATCATTATCAAATTTAGAAAATTGGAAATATGAATATTGTGAAAAAATAATTAATTATTTAACAAATAATAATAAATTCGATAAGAAAGAAAATTCAATTATTTCAAATATTAATTTAAATTTATTCAAACTTTTTGGTGATGTCTGGGCTAAAAAATTATTTTCTAAATTTAAAGATAATTTTCTAAAAAATTATTTTCTAATTTCTTCTATTTATTCTAAAAATAAATTAAAAATTGAAATTTTACGTTTTAGTAAAATTTTAGATAAAAATATTATTTTTAAAATAATTAGTGATAGTGATGATAATGATCAAAAAGAATTAACATTACAAAAAATTAATGAGTTATTTATAACAATCGTTGATAAATTTGATAATTCAATAGATATAGAAAGTTTAGAAAAAATTATTGAAACATTAAATGAAAAATTAGAATTTTCTAGTGATATGAATCAATATCAAAAAAAATTCATAACTATTGAATTGCTTACAAAAAATATAAAATATAAAAATAATAAAATAATTGAAAATTTTTATGTTAATTTATTTAAACAAAATCCAGGATTTTTTTGTAAATTAAATTTAAAAAATTTAAAAGATTTAGAAGAAATAATTAAAAAACATCTTTCAAAAAAACAAATTGCAGAAATTTTTAAAAATAAAAGTACAGAAGATATTATAGGTGAAAGATTTAATATAAATAATATAAATTTTATAAATTTAATAGACGATAATGATAAAAAAATTGAATTTTTTAAAAAATATATTAATGAATATAAACGTCAAGTGAATTCTTCTTTAAAAAGAGGTGGAATTATTCCTAAAATTAATAATTTTGCTTTTGATTTATATCAAAAAGATCCAAAAATTATTGATAAATTATTTGATGAATTAGATCTTTCAACTAAAAATCAATTATTTGCTGAATTAAGAACTTTTGTTACTATAGCACCATTATTAAGCAATATACATACTTCACCAGTTGTTCCATTAAAAAAATTAAAATCTGAAGATATTAGAAATGCTTTAAAATATAATAAATTTGAAATTGCAGAAGTTATAAAAGTTAGAAAAAGAAAAGGTGAAACATATTCTGAAACATTGAAAAGAACTATTAAAATTGCTGATGCTTCACAAAATAAAATTCCTAAACAAAAAGTTGAAGAAGTAGAATTAACTGAAAAAGAAATAGCTGAAAAAACTTATAATTTAAATAAAAAATATCATGCAGGAAAACATGGAAGTATTGGAATTCAATTACTAAAAGAATTTAATGTATCATTACCTGAAGAAGAATGGAAAGCTTTTAGAGAAGAATGGAAAGATAAAGGTGATGGAATTTTATATCCTATGTTTCATGGAACAAATGGAACAGCTGCTTCAATGATTTTAAGATTTGGTTTTGCTATTTTATCTGTTAAAGAATTATCTTCAGCCGGTGGAAAATATGCTGGTAATATGTTAGGTGCTGGTGTTTATACTGCTCCTAACATGGATAAAGTTGCTAATTATATTGGTGAACAAAATTATGGACAATTAGGTTCTATTGGATATTTATTTGAAATTGATCAAACTTTAGGTGAAAAAAATAATCATTATCGAACAATGGGGCATGGTGGAGATAGAATTCGTTCACCTGAATATTGTTCTAAATATCCTAGAAAACAATTAAAAATTGTAAAATGTTATAAAGCAGTAAAATCATCATTAAAACATATTTCAAAAACTGCTAGTAAAAATGGAGTAAAATTAGATGAAGCTTTTGAAAATCAAATACATAAAGGAATTTTAATGGAAAGTGATGAATTAGATATGATAATTGATGAAGGTTGGACTAATTTTATTTTTATGGATGGTTATATTCCTATTGGTAATAATGATGCTTTAAATTTCAGTTTTGTAACTTCTCAATTTTATGATGATATTCAAATTACACAAAATCAAGATGGTATAGTATATTCAATAAAAAATGATATAGGTAATTTTGAAACTTTTAAAATTCCAGATACTTTTTTTGCTATTGAAGAAAAAGATCCTATTATATCAAAATTTTTAAATATGACAAAAGATAAATTAATTATTGATAAAGAAGAAATAAAATGATATCATTTAAAAAATATTTAGAAGAAGCACTTTCATTAGATAATGTAAATAAAACACCTGGTAAAAATAAAGTTGTTGTAATGATGGGTCGTTTTCAACCACCGACTATCGCACATTTAGATATAATTGAAAAAGCATATAAAAAATATAAACTTCCTGTTATTATTGCAATAGTAAAATCAAAAAATAAAAATTCACCTTTTTCAGTAGATATAATTAAAAAAATGATTAAAGAATCTATTAAAGGAAAAATAGAATTTTTAGAACTTTCAAGTGGTTTTATTGGAGATTTTATTTCTCCATTAAGAGATAAAAATTTAGAACCAACAATTTTATTTGCTGGTTCTGATCGAATAAAAAGTTATGAAAATCAAATTGAACGATATAAAGAATTATTTGATTTAAATTTAACAGTAGAAGAAATAAAACGAAATGATGATGATGTTTCAGCATCAAAAGTCAGAGATGCTTTAAAGAATAATGATGAAGAAAGTTTTAAAAAATTAATGTCAAAAAATTTACATAAATATTTTAAAAAATTAAAAGGGATGATGGTATGAAAACATATAAAGAGATTTTAAATGAAAGATTGGGAAAAGGTACTGGTAGAGAATTTGATGATGGTGAAGATACTTGTAAATGTCCTAAATGTGGATTTGAAACAGAACATAAAGCTGGAACTCCTTGTTTAGAAACAAAATGTCCTAAATGTGGAACAGCAATGAAAGGAAAAAGCAAAGTAAATGATTAATTATAAAGAAATTCTAGAAGCAAAAAAGAAAACTGCAAGAGAATTGAAAAAAATTTTAGAAAGTTCTGATTTTGGTTATACAGAAGCTGGTGGAAATGGTCGATGTAAAATTAAAGGTAAAAACCTTATTGTTTATAATTCTTATTGGGCAGGGAGCCAAAGACATCTTGATAATTTAATCAAATCTTGGTCTCCAAAAGGATCAAATTATGAATATTTTAAAGAAGAAGGTTTTGATATAAAAATAATTAATTCTGGTTCTGAACCTAAAAGTAAAATTTATAAAGGTGAACCATCTGTTTGGGTTGAATTATCTGTAACTTGATAAAAATATCACTACTTTTTAAAAAAATCAAATGAATTACTTTTTTCTATTTTTTTATTAATAAAATTAAATACTTACAATACACTTTTTTCAAAAAAAGTAAAAACATACCAAGGTGTATGTTAGATTTCTATAAATTTTAAATTAAAAGACTTTTTTATGAAAAACTTTAAAGATTACATTAGGTTACACGAATCATTAATTACTTTTGGTGGAAAGACTTTTCCAAAATTTAATAATATAGTAATTATTGCTGGTGGTCCCGCATCCGGAAAGAGTTTTATTAGAAAATATTTATTAGGTTTATCTGGAAAAATATTTGATGTTGATCAATTAAAAGATTTAACATTATTAACTATCGAATTAAAAAATAAAATTAAAGAAAAGTTTGCTATTGATTTAGATAATTTTGATTTTAATGATGCTGAAAAAGTTTCTGAATTACATTCAATTTTGAGGGGAATGAAAATTCAAGATAAAAAAATTAAAACTTTTCTTTTGAATACAGTAGGTAATAAAAATAAACCTAATATAATTTTTGATTTAACTTTAGATTCTTTATATTCATTAAATACTATTACTAAATTAGTCATTCCTTATGGTTATGATAAAAAAAATATTCATATTGTTTGGGTTGTTAAAGAAATAAAAGAAGCTATTAAATTAAATAAAACAAGAGAAAGAAATATAGATCCAGATATTTTAATTAATAAACATGAAAATGTTGCTAATACATTCAAAAATATTTTATCAAATAAATCTAGATTTCAAAAATGGGTTGATGGTGATATTTGGGTTGTTTTTAATAAAACTGATGTTGATACTATTTTAAAAAATTCTGGAAATGGTGGTAGTTATATTGAAAAAGCATTAACAATAAAAATTAAAGAACAGGGTAAAAAAATTAAAGATAGAAAAAGTATGGATAAAGATTTTTTACATAAATTATCTAAATATACTAAAAGACATTTTTAAATTTTACATTTTTAATCATTTATTATATAATTAATTAAAAACTTTTGAGGAGGAGTTTTTATGATTATCAGAAAAAAGTATAAATTTGAATCCGCTCACATTGTCAGAAATTGTTCATCAATTCGTTGTTCAGAATCAATTCATGGTCACTCATATATTGTAGAAGTTTTTATAAAATCAAATCATTTAGATAATGGTCAGATGGTCTACGATTTTGGTTTAATGACTCCAATTAAAAATTTTATTGATAGATTTGATCATTCATATGTTTTTTGGAAAGATGAAAGTTCAGATTTTAAAAAATTTATTCGTCTTTTTTCTGATAGATGGATTGAAATGCCATTATCACCGACTGCTGAATGTTTTTCTTTAATATTTTTTAAATTTATAGATGAAATATTAAATAATACTAAATTTAAAAATGGTGAAAAACGAGTTGAACTTCATTCAGTAAGAGTACATGAAACAGCAACTGGTTATGCTGAATGTTTTAAAAATGATATGCATCTTATTAATAAATATGAAACAGAAGATATTAAATTTAGTGAATCTATAATGAAAGGATAAAAAATGTTTGTTGATGAAATTTTTTATGGTTTACAAGGAGAAGGAAATCGTATGGGTTTCCCATCTGTTTTTATTAGAATAGGAGGATGTAATTTATGTTGCAAAGGATTTGGTTGTAAAACCATTTCACCAAAAACAGGCGAAATATTATATGGTTGTGACACAATTCATGCAGCAAATACTGAACATTTTATTAGAACTTGGACAGATTATAAAAAATCTTTTGATATAATTAATATTGTTTTAAATCAAGTTCCTAAAAATCGTCCTTATAATGAAGAAAGAGTTGATATTATTTTTACTGGTGGAGAACCATTTTTATTCCATAAAAATAAAATAATGATTGAAGTTGTTGAATATTTTATATCAAGAGGACATAAAGTTTATTTTGAAACTAATGGAACAATTAATATTGATTTTAATGAATTTGATATTTATAAAAAAGTTTCAATGAGTATAAGTGTAAAAATGAGCAATAGTGGTGAAGAAAAACGTAAAAGATGGAGACCAGAAGTCGTTAATAATTATCTAAAACATACTAAAGATTCTTATTTTAAATTTGTTATGAGTAAAGATAATTTAGAAAATGAAAGTGATGAAATTTTTGAATTTCTTAGTTTAGTTCCTACTTATGGAACAGTTTATTGTATGCCTAAAGGTGAAACTCAAAAAGAATTAAAAGAAAATAGTAAAGCAATTTATGAATTTGTTTCTAAACAAGGTTTTCGTTATTCAGATAGATTACATATTAGAATTTTTAGTGATAAAAGAGGAGTTTAAATATGAATAAAAAACAATTTATTTTTACGACATTTCAACGTGAAGGATATCATTATTATCCTGGAGCTAATATTAATTCAAAAACAGCAACAAATGATCGTTTTGATGTATCACATCTTGCTAATCTTCATATGCATTATTTTAATTTCAAAGTTTGGATTGAAGTCAAAGATACAAATAGAGAAATTGAATTTATTCAATTACGTCGATGGATTGAAGATTTATATACAAATGATACTTTAAAATTAGATTATAAATCTTGTGAAATGATTTCAGATGATTTATATTATGAATTAAGTAAAAAATATTCTAATTTAGAAATTAGAATTGAAATTAGTGAAGAAGGTATTAATGGAAGTTTTACTGAATATAAGGTTAATTAATAATGAAACAATTTATAATTTTTTCATTAGAACAATTAGAATCTAGATATACAAAAGAATGGTTTGATCATCTACCTTTATTATTTAATGATAAATTAGGTGATAAATTTGAAATTATTCAAATTAATGGTGAAACCACATCTAATGTTCCAACTCCTGGAGCATTTCTAGATTTTGCCGCAACTAATTTATGGAAAAATGAACAAATAAATAAATTTTTTCATATGTTAGAAAATATAAAAAATGATGCTTTTATTTTATTTACTGATGCTTGGAATCCAACTATATTAGAAATAAAATATATTAAAGATTTATTGAAAAAAAATTGGACTATTATGTCTTTTTGGCATGCTGGATCTTATATTAATTCTGATCCCTTAGGACAATTAATTTCAGATAAAAATTGGTCTTATTCAGCAGAATTATCATTTTTTCATGCTTGTGATTATAATATTTTTGCCACAAATGATCATATAAAACAATTTAAAAAAGTATTAAATATAGGAGAAAATTTTAATCATAAAATAATTCGATCAGGATTTCCAATGGAATATATTCAAAAAATTCCTTTTCTTAATATTGGGAAAAAAAATACGATTGTTTTTGCTGCAAGAAATTCTCCTGAAAAACAACCTGAGATTTTTGATATAATTTCAAAAAAATGTCCAGAATATAAATGGGTTAATTGTCAACAAGAAAATTTTACAAAAAGTCAATATCATAATATTCTAGCAGAATCTAAAATATGTATTTCTTTTGCTTTATTAGAAACTTTAGGAATTATTCAACATGAAGCCTTACAAGCTAGATCAATTCCTTTAGTTCCTAATCATTTATGTTATCCAGAAGAATATCTTCCTAATTGTAATTTTTTGTATGATGCTGATATCATAAAAGGTGAAATAAATTATTATAAAATTATTGAAATGATTCATAATTTCATAAATAATTATAATAAATATCAAAATGAATTAGAAGAAAATTTAATATATCAAAGAAAAAATTATTTTTCATGTGATATTTTAATTCAAAAAATTAAAGGAGTTTATTATGAATGAAAATTTTGAATCAATAGATTTAAAAGAGTTTTTATTAAAACATTGGTATGAAAAATATCATAATTATGAAAACTTTGAAAAAACAATGAATAATTATAAAAATTTACCAATCTTTAAAGCTAATGAAAATGTTTTTGAAATGGGTTATAAATTTGATGATGAAACTCATTTTCTTATGCGAATGATAACACAATATTTTATTACACAAGCTTTTAAAGCTATGAAAATTGATATGAATGATGATAATATAGCTGAAAATTTTAATGAAGAAAACATTGGAACACCTGGGAGAATTGCAAAAATTTGGTGTGGTAAAAATACTGAAGATGATTCAGAATTAGGTAGTGGTAGATGGTGTAAACCACCAAGATTAGCAAAATTTAAAAATGTAAACGATCAACATTTTGTGATTGAAAAAACAATCGAATTGACTTCAAGTTGTTCACATCATTTTCTTCCTTTTAGTACATTATTTAATGATAGATCTTTTTGTACTATTAAATATATTCCTAAAGATTATGTTATTGGAATCAGTAAATTAAAAAGATTTATTAATGATTTTATTGCTAAAAGATTTTATTTGCAAGAAGATTTAACAAAAAATATTGGTGATGCTTTACAATATATTACACAATCTGATGATGTTTATGTTAAATTATATAAACTTCAACATAGTTGTGAAAAATTTCGTGGCGCTAAAGATTCTCAAGGTGCAATGACAACAGAATATAAAACAGGAAAATTTTTAAATGAATAAATGCTCTTTCGAATATATTGCTTCAGGATGTAGTCATATTAGAATTGTTTTTAAAGAAGCTTATGAAAATAAAAATTGTTTAGCTTATTTAAAAAAATCTTTTAATTATCTTAATACTTTTTCTAAACATCATAAATTTTCTCTTTTGGCTAATGCTTGGACTGAACCTAATTTTGGTGAAATTTTCCAAAATTATAAACCAAGTATTAATCAAGTTATGTTAGATTCTGGTGGACTTCAAATTGTGACCCAAGGAATGTTTATTACTGATAAAATTAAAGAAAAAATTTATTCTATTCAAAGTAAATGGTCTGATTCTGCTATGTGCTTTGATGAAATACCTCTTTCATTTAATGGTGATACATCTTCCAGAACTGATATTTCAAATAGATGGTTTGATAAAGATAAATTTAAAAATTGTGCTAAAATAACTGGAAAAAATGTTACTAGACAAATTGAAATATTTTTAGATGAAAAAAGTCAAACAAAACCATTTGTTATTGTTCAAGGAAATTGTTTAGAAACATATTGTGAATGGATTGAATTAGTTCTAAAAGAAATTCCATTATCATATCATAAATATATTCAAGGTGTTGCTATGGGTGCTGCATCTTTAGGATATGGAGTTCTAGAAGACATTAAAAAAGCTTTCTATTTTACACAATTACCAATAGAATGTAATAATCTACATATTTTAGGAGTTGGATCAATATCTAGATTACTTCCATTTATAATTTTTTCACAATCAGGATTATATAAAAATATCCACATTTCATATGATTCTTCTACACACACTTCAGGAATAAATATGGGTAGATATTTTATTAATGGTAAAAACTTTAATTTTCCTAAAGTTTTAGATCATAAAATTTGGAATATTATGTATGAAGATGTTAAGAAAAACGGATTTTCTAATAATGAATCCATCAAACATTTTTTTATTCCTTTTTCTATACCAAGTATGGAATTTAAAGAAAAATATGGTTCTAGAGTTCCTTTTATAAAAATTATTAATTCAGTTTTTTGCTCAATAATAAAAAATTTTATAACAGAAGTTGATAAATGTTTTGATGAAAAATCTTATTTGATAAATAAATATACAAATGTGAAAACAAAAAATAGTTTTCTTTCATTGTATAACATTAAAAATAAAGAAGATTTTAAAAGTTGGGAGAAAAATATTAGTCGATTTATTAATTCAAAATTTATCGCTTCACACAAAAGAAAAGAAACAGATTTAGATAATTTATTTTAGGGAGAAAAAATGAAAACGTATAAAGAACAAATGGAAGCTGAAATATTAGAACAAGAAAATGTTGATGATGAACTTTATGATAAAATTTTAGATTTTTTAATTAGTTTAGATCCTGATGTTTTACCAGAAGATCAGGCTGATCTTCTTCATGAAATCTTAGATGAATTATTTGATGATTTTGATGATCTTTATGATGATGATGATGTTGGCGATGGCGATGAAATTGAAGGTGAAACTATTACAACTGAAGCTTTTGCTGCAAAGAAAAAAAGAATTTCACCCGCTGAAAAAAATAAACGTAAAAGATTATATCGTAAAAATAAATCAAAAATTAAGATGAAAGCTAAAAAACGTAGAAAGACAGCTTCTTTCAAACGTTATAAAAAGAAAGCAAAAAGAATGGCTAAAAAAGGTAAGACTGCTTCAGGTAAACGTCGTACTAAATTTATCTAATTGTTACTTATAATATATATTTAAGCTGTTTTGTTTAGAATAGTTAACACTTTTAATATAATTTACAAAAAGTGATTTATCATATATAATATATTTTTAACTTTTAATATGAATGAGGAGATTTAAAATATGAATTTATCAAACCAAACTATCAATTTCTTAAAAAACTTTGCTTTAATTAATAATTCAATACATATTGATGAAGAGGGTTATTTAAAAACAAAAACACCCAATGCTTCAAATATTATTGGTATTGCTAAAATTGATGAAAAATTACCAACACTTTCAATATATTCTTTAGATGAATTATTAGGTTCAATGTCATTATTTGAACAATCAAATATTGAATATACTATTAATGATGATTATATTATCATGACAGATGGTAAAATGAAAATTAATTATCGTTTATCTGACCCCGAACATATTTTAACAAAATGTAAAGCTGCTAAACAATATGAAGAATATGATGATTTTGATTGTTCTTTTAAATTAACTGAAGAACAATTAATTTCTATTCAAAAAGCATCTAGAATTTTAAAAGCTGATGCTTTTTGTATTGATATGAAAAATGGTCAAGGTAAAATCAGTTTAATTAATTCTGAATTACCGATGACAAATAGTTTTGAGTTAGAAGTAAAAGGTAAAGGTGAAAGTTCAGTAAAAATCTGGGTTGATAATCTTTTAATTATGAATTCTGATTATACTGTAAATGTTTCCAATAATAAAGTTGTAAAATTTTCAAGTGATTCATTACCGGTTTTTTATATGTTAGCTACTGCAATTCTTAATTAATTGAAAGGAATAAGATGACAGAAACTTTACATGGAAGATTATTTGATGATTTCATCTGGGGATTAAAATATAGACCAAGATTTATTGATGATTTAGTATTACCAAAAAGAATTAAAATTTATATTAAAAATATTATTGATAGTGAAAGAATTCCTAATATGTTATTATCTGGTCCTGCTGGTACTGGAAAAACTTCAGCAGCTATTGTTATGTGTTGCGCATTAGATTTAGAATATCTTTATATTAATGCTAGTGAACAAACAGGAATTGATGTCTTAAGAACAAATGTTAGACAATTTATTACTAATAAATCTTGGGATGATAATGGAAAAATTGTTATTTTAGATGAATTTGATCGAGCTAGTCCTCAATTTCAAGATGCATTAAAATCAACTTTAGAACAATTTTCTAAATCATGTAATTTTATTTTTATATCAAATCATAAAAATAAGATTATTGCACCACTTCAATCAAGATTACAAACTATTGAATTTAAATTTTCTTTAGAAGAAACAAATAAATTAAAAAAAGAATTCTTTAAAAAATGTATTGAAATTTTAAAGAAAGAAAAAGTAAAATATTCAGATAAAATTGTTGCACAAATAGTTAATAATATTTTCCCAGATATGAGAAAAATATTAAATGAATTACAAAAATTATCTCAACAAGATCAATTAGATAATTTTGATGCTATTAACAATATTATTACAGATGTTGATGATTATTATAAAATAATAAAATCAAGAAAATATAAAGATCTTTTAAAATATATTGCTCAATTACCAGGAGATCCTCAAGGATTTTATGCTAATCTTTATGATTCAGCATTAAAATATATTACTTCAGAATCTGTTCCAGATTTTATTATTTTATTAGGAAAATATTCATATGAATCAGCTTTCGTTGTAGACTCAAGAATTAATATTGCTTCATTTTCAACTGAAGTAATGACTAATTGTAAGATAAAAGAAGAACTTTAATATGAAAATAATGGAAAAAGATAATGTAAATTTGTTTGATTTTTTAAAATCTATTTCTGAAACAAAAGAAGAATTATTTGAATTAGAAGATTTTGAGAAAAAATATCCTTCATTCATGGTTAATAGATTTTTATGTGCTTTACAAGAAACTTTATTTTTTTCAAATATAATGTCACAAATGTCACATTTACCAAAAATATTACAATACGCTTTTTATTTTTATGGAATAGAAAAAAAGCGTAGATATTTTCATTATGAAGGAAAAGGAAAAGGAAATAAAACTGAAGATATAAACAGTATTGTTAAATATTATCAATGTAATAGAGAACAAGCTATTGAATATCAAAACATTTTAACTAAAGAACAAATTGAATTAATAAAAAATATTTATTCAAAAAGAATAGAAAGGGATAGAAGATGAATAAAATTCCAGGAATTGAAATTTCATTAAAAGAACATTTTTCTATTGTAAGAGAATCACTTGATAGAATTGGAATTGCTAATAAAGAGAAAAAAATTTTAAATCCAAGTTGTTATTTATTACATAAACGAGGAAAATATTACATTATTCATTTTAAAAATCTTTTACAATTAGATGGAAAACGAACTAATTATTCAGAAGAAGATGATATCAGACAATCATCTATTGCTAGATTATTAGAAAATTGGGGGTTAATTTCTATTAAAAATAAAGAAGAATTAAATGAAAAAAATACTTTTGTTTTTGTATTACCATATTCAATGAAAAAGAATTGGACAATTATTCATAAATATTCAATTGGTAAAAAATAAGTATGAGTCAAATTTGGTTTTCTTCTGATTTTCATTTTTATCATTTTAATATTTTAAAATATTGTAATAGACCTTTTAAAAATTTAGAAGAAATGCATATTACTATTTTAAATAATATAAATTCAACTGTGAATGAAAATGATATTTTTTTCATTGTTGGTGATATGACAATAAAACGTGGAAGTAAACATAAACCTTATCTTTCAAAATTATTTGGAGAATTACCAGGACAAAAACATTTGATTGTTGGAAATCATGATTATTACACAAGAAAATTTTATATTGAACAATGTGGTTTTTTAAGTGTTAATAGAAAAATCACAACTAAACAATATATAATTACTCATGATCCAAAAGATTTTGGTGGAGAATGTATTTTTGAAAATAAAATTTTAATCCATGGACATACTCATACACATCATCCAGTTTTATTATTTAATGAATTATCAATGTTAAATGGAGAAGCAACCTATGATGTTGGTGTTGATGCAAATAATTTCAAACCAGTTTCTTTAAAATATATCAAAGAATATTTTAAAAAACCTTACGAAAGAAAACCAAAATATTCTACAAATTAATATTTTTTTGTTATAATGTAAATAAAAAGGATAAAAGATGTCAAAAATATTTAACGGTGAGCCTTTTGTTTTATTAACCCATTATGATTTAGATGGAGTTGGTTGTGCATTACTTTTAGAAAAAGTAGCACAAGATCAAATTTTAAATATGACTCCAACTGGTTATAATTCAATTGAAAAAAATGTTAAAAAATTCAATAATAATAAAAATTTAATAATTACTGATTTTTCTCCTCATCAAAATATAATTGATATTTTAAATGAAAAATTTGAAAATGTTATTATTATTGATCATCATTTAAGTTCTTTAGAAGTAGATTTTCCCAAACATTGGAAAACATATATTAACATGAAAGCTTCCGGAACTAAATTATTATATCTTTATCTTAAAAAATTAGGTTATAATTTAGAAGGAACAAAACAATTCGTTGAATGTGTTAATGATTATGATTATGTGATGTGGGAAAATATAGATCATTTTAATGATGAAAAACAAAGATGGATGAATGCGATATATTTAAATAATATATTTTGGAATTTAAAATTCTTTCCATTTAATCAAAAATTTAAAAACTTTTCATGGACTCCAAATTTATGGAAAAAAGCTAAAGATCTACAAAATATTAAAGAGCGTGAAATTTCAGAATTTGATAATTATTTAATTGATGATTTTCTACGAATTGTTATGGCGAAAAATTATATAAGTGATATTTCTTTATTTTACACAAATGAAAAACATTTTGTTATAATGAGGAATAAAAATGAAATGAGTTTTAGATCTAAATTTAATCTAAAATCGTTTTATACACAATTAAATGATATAGGTATTCCTGCTGGGGGACATAAAAATGCTGGTGGTGTAAATTTAAAAAATACTGATTATGCTGGTAAAGAGATGGAAGTGATTGAATTATTTTATAATTTTTTAAAGGAGAATATGAATGGACAAGCAAACAAATAAAGAATATATGAAAAATGATCAATTCATTAAAGATTGTAAAAAAGTTGGTATTGAACCAACTAGTCGTCAAGCATCAAAATATAAAATGAAAAAAGGAAAAGTATATAAAACATTAAATAAATTATTTTAAAAAGGAAATATATGAATTCAAAAGTATTTATTAAAAAGGTATATAACAGTTTTAAAATTGATAAAATGAATATTTTTGAAACTATTTTAGCAATTCAAGAAAAATATAATTTAACAGTTGAAGAAATAGTTGAAATATTAAAAGAAGAAAAAACTTTATTAAAAGATTTAGAATCACATTGTTTAAAGAATGGTTTATTAAAGAATAATAATAAAATATTTAATATTGATAATTTATTTTTATGAAAATAACTGGTTTCAATGCTTATGTAATTTATATTGCTATTAAAAATATTCATTTTTCAAATAGTAAATTTGACATCACAAAACATAAAGAAATTCCTTTTAAAGATAAATTAATAAATAACTGGAATAAAACTCGAAGATTAAAAGATGGTAATAAATTTTATGAAATAGAAAAAAAATTCAATACATTAAACAGTTTAACTTTCTTATATAGTTCTTATTATATTCATAATTCAAATTTTTATATTCAAGAAATTTTAGAAGATAATTTTAATAAAGTTAAGAAAAATTTAGCTGAATTAAAAAATATTAAAGACATTTACACAAATGATTTTTATGATGTTATAATATATTGTAAAGAAAATAATTTAAAAGCAAAAGATCTATTTTTTAATGAAGGACGAATTCCTCCAATATTTAATTTAGATATATCGATAAATAGTTTAATAATTTTAAATGAATTATTTGATATTGTTAAATTAAATGAAAAAAATAAAATTAATGATCTTGAGAAAGAGAGGTGGTTATCTTTTAAAATAATATTGAATAAATACAAACTTATAATTAACAATTTTATTACTCAAGAAAATTGGAAAAAAATAACTAATAATATAATAAAAAAAAATTAGTCATGCCGTAAGGTGGACGAAAAATTAAAAGGAAATAAAAATGAATTTCAAAGATTTTAAAAAACAGCAACAAGAATTTACTGAATCAGTAAAAAAATTAATTCAACCTGCAAAAAATAATTACAAAGATGACCGCTTTTGGAAATTTACAAAAGATGCTGCAGGTAATGCAAATGCAATAATTAGATTTCTCCCACAAAAAGATTTATCAAAATCTCCTGTTCAATTAATTTATAAACATGGTAGTCAAATTAAAGGACGTTGGTTAATTGATGAATGTCCCGTAACTATTGGAAAAAAATGTCCTATTTGTGAATATGCTGGAGAAATCTGGGATTCAAATGAAGACCTTGCTAGAAAATTATATCGAAGTAAAAGATATGTTGCTAATATTCTAGTTATTGATGATCCTTCTGAACCAGAAAATAATGGCAAAATATTTTTATTTTCATTTGGAAAGAAAATTTATGATAAAATTTTAGAAATTATTGCACCAGAAGACGAAGACGAAGAAAGTTTTAATATTTTTGATTTTGATGAAGGTGTTAATTTCAAACTTAAAATAACTCAAGTTGGTGGTCATAATAACTATGATAAATCTAAATTTTTATTAACCAAGAAATCTATTGGTGACGATAAAAAACAAGAAGAAGTATTTAATTCTTTATATGATCTTGATAAATTTTTAGATCCAGAATTATTTAAAACATATGAAACTTTACAACAAAAATTGAATAGTATTTTAAATAATACTAATGTTACAACTAAAAATATTCAAGAAGAAATTAAAAAGGAAACTAAATTAGAACCTGTAGAAGAAGTTTCTGAGGAAAATGTAGAAGAAGTTGATGAAGAAGATATTGATTTTGACGCTTTATTAGCTGACGATTAATTTTTTATAATTACTTATATTATAGAGGAAGAAGATTTAATTTGTTCCAGTTTTTAAATCTTCTTCCTCTATTTTTTTGATTAATTCAGAAAGAGTTGAACGAATAATTTTTTTATCAATATTTTCATTATTTTCATTATTTTCTAATTTTTCAGAATTATTTTTATCTATATCTCTAATTTTTTCATGTAAATCTAATAAACTTTTTGATGAATCTGTTAATACTTTTACTGCATTAGCTGCTGCTTCAACAGCTCTAGGAGAAGGAGAAGTTTTTGCTTCTTGAACAGAAGTATCAATTAATTCTGATCCTCTAACAATAGAACGAATTAAATTTTCACGAACAAAATTATAATCATCTAATATATCTTCAACAGTTCCTTTTGATTCGACTTCAACAGCATCTAATTCAGCAGGTTCTCTTAAATTTTCATCTTCTTCAAATATATCATTTATATTTCTAGACATTTTAATTCTCCGTAATAGTAGTCACAATATTTGGATCATGCCAATCATGACTAATATTTGCTATAATTTTATCTTGTTCATTTTGAAAATTAACATCAATATGTTCAATTAATGATTCAGGTAAATCTGAAGGATAAATAAATCCTTTTAAAGTCAAACTTAATGTTGCTTGAAAATTTCTAAAAGATTCTTCTTCTCTTGTTAATTCCAATTCATTTTCTAAAGAAACATCATTTAAAACTATATTAACATCTCTAATAAAATTTAAATAAGGTAATTCTTTTACATCAAAATTTAAATCAGGTTTAAAAAAATATAAAATTTGTTCTAAAATTTGCCAAAAATCATTTTGATATTTTGTTCTTACTGTTACTTCAAAATTAAAATTATATGGTATTCCTTCAAACATATATTTTCCATCTTCAACATTAATAGTATTTAAACTATTCATTTTTCTTACTGGATCATATTGAAGTCCAGTAATGATAAATCCAATGACTGGTAATATTAAAGAACTAGCACCAACATCATCTTTTTGTGTAAGCATATAACTAATTTTATTTTTTGATGCATATATTAAAGGTACTTTAATATTTTTAATTTCATTATCATCATCATCTAATCGTTTAACATTTATATCTGAAAATATTTTTGAAATAACAATAATATATGTTCTAACTATATTGTGGTACCAATATGCCATTTAAATTGCTCCCATAATTAAAGATAAAGTATCATCATCCGAAGAAACTTTCATGTCTGGTGGTTGAATAATATTATTTGTATTTAATAAATTATTTGTATTTTGAACATTTTCTGTTCTAATTATTTTTTCTTCATTTACTAAATTAGATATTTGTTTAGTTTTTTGTTTTAATCTTTCATCTTTCTTAAGTTGTAATTCTTTTTTAGGTATTTCTTGACTATAACCAAATTCATCAATTTGTGAAATTTCTTTTGGTTGTGTTTCATTATCTGAAGTAAACCAACTAAACAATCTATCTTTTATTTTCAATACAAAACTTCGAATTAATTTCATTAAATCTAAATCAGGAATTTTAATATTATCAAGACTAAATTTTTCTTTTAAAGAAATAAATATTTCTTTTATATATTCATATAAACTTTCAAATGGTGAAAATATAATATCACTTAAATTATTAAATAATGCTGCTGCTGATGATTTTACTAAATCTAAATTACCTGTGAATATTCCTTTAATTAAATCAATAAAACTTCTAATAGAAGATGTAACATTTTCTAAAAATACATTAACAGATGTAGTTATTTTAGTAGCTAAATCAGAAAAACCAAGAAAATTCAATATCCATGAAGCAGCTCCTGTTAACATTTTAATTAAACCACCAATTAAAGAATCAAATATTCCAATTAAACCTTCTTTTATTCCACCAATAATACCATCTTTTTTAAATCCTTTCATAAAACCTTTTACAAAAGAATAAGCACTCATAATCACTGTTAAAGGTAAAGTGATTTTTCCTAAGATTTCACCAAAACTTTTAGAAAATTTTAATACTTTTCCTATTATTCCTCCTACTTTTTTAGAATCTTTTGCTAATTTAAATGTCCATTTAAAAAAATTTATAATAGGATCAATAATTTTTCTAATTACTTTAATAAAACCCTTTACAAAACCACCCATTTTTTTAATAATTTTTATTTCACTAACAGCTTTTTTTACATCTAAAAATAAATCAACTAATGGTTTAAATAATTTAAATAATTTTCCACCAGTTATTTTATTTAAATACTTAAAACTTTTTGTTAAACCTTCAAGATATCCTTTGACAACCATAAAAGGTACAACTAATGCTGCAACAATAATTCCTATCGTTGTCAATATTCCTTTAACAAAATTATTTTCAATTTTTGGTTTTTCTTTACCTTGATCTACTAAATCTTCTAATAATTCATTAGTTTTTTCTGAAGTTCTTATTTGTTCTTCTTGTTTTTGTTCAGCAAAAAAATCATTTTTAGGAGTAGTATTTTTAATAATATTATCTAATTTTTCATTTGTATCTTCTGAATTATCATTTAATTCTTCTTGATTTTCTTCACTTTCATTTAAATCATCATTAGCATCTGTTTTTTCAAATTTTAATAAATCATTTATTTTATCACCAAGTAAGGCTAACATAGGTGAGCCTGTTGATAAACCAATTCCTTTCAATAAAGATCCTGGTCTTAACAGACTTTTAAAAGAAGTAAGCTGTTTTGCGGCATTTTGAGCGAGTTGTGTGCGATAACCTTCAGAACTTTTTTCTGATGCTTTTTGAGTCTTAACAATTTTTTCACCAACTTCTTTAATTGTTTTTTCAGAAGCTGGTTGATTTTCTTTATTTATTTTACTTTTAACTTCTTTACTATTTTCCACTATTTTTTGCTCTCTTTTTTTCTTCTTTTAGTTGTTTTAATAATATAGAAGAATAAATTTCCATTTCATAAGGAATCATATTTTCAACTTCAGTTAATGAATAATCTGAATATCTAACAAAATCAGCAATACTTTCATATAAATCTACTAAAGATTTACTTTTATATAATTCTATAATAAATTCAAAAAATGACATTAGAAAAAATCTATAATTTCTTCAGTTTCAAATTCGTTTTCTTTACCACAATTAGTACAAATAAATTTAAAAGCTATTTTAATTTTAGGTAATCTTTCTAAACCATCAGATATTTTTTTAATTTCTTGGTTTGTTAAATTAAAAAGAATATTTTCTTTAAATTCTTTAATAGTAAAATCATTATAAACTATTTCCTCATAAACAATTGATTTTATTGAAGAACATATTAAATCAATTACTTCAAGTTTATCATTTTCAAAAAGAAGATTAATATTGGGTAAAATCATCTGAACAACTAATTTATCATTCACAGAAACTGTTTCTATTTCTTTATTAATATTTTCAAATTTTAAAGATTCTTCTAAATTAACAGCGAACAAAGTATTTTTTTTACAATATTTACATTTTAAACTACCTTCAATTTCTTCACCAGTTGATTTCATTCTAATACTTAAAATTAGATAAAAGAAATCAACCATATTTAATTCTTTTATATTAAAATCTTTAGTAACTACACAATTTTCAATTAGAATATTGAATATTTTTAATATTTCTTCTTTATTTTCTGTATTGATTGATGTTAATAAAGATTTTTCTTCTTTAATAACAAAAGGTTTTATTTCAATAATTTTTTTTGAAACTGGTAACGTTATTGAATGTATTGGAACTTGTAAAATAGGTAATGCCATAATCTATCTCCTCGATAATCATTTAAAAAAAGTTTTTGCTTTTTCAATCATACCCTTAGTAAAAGATTGTTTCTTTTCTTCTAATACTGGTGGAATATATTTTTTAACTTCAGTTGCTGCATGTTTTACATCTTCAGGAATTAAATTATTTATATGTGATGGAATATTTTTAATATTCTCTGGTATAGGAATTTGTTTTGTAATAGATAATGGATCATGTGAAACTTCTTCCGGAATCCATTTTTCTATTTCAAGTGGTAATTTAGGAATTTCAAATGGTAATTTAAGAATCTTAAACGTTGATTTATTTGTATCTTCTTCATGATGCAAAGGACTTTTAGCAGCAACTGAATGATTAACTTCTATATTTTCATATTCTAATTTAAGAAAATTAAATGATATTGAATATTCTAATAAAGTATCTGAATTTTCCCATGCTAAATCTAAAGCTGAAATATTTGTTGGATATGCTTCAATTATTTTTACCTTATGAATAACATTACCAATTCTATCTAATAAATCAATATCAATATTACAACTATATGATTCTTTGAAACCATATTTACCTTCACTAAAAATATAAGCTGACCATTGAGTAAATAATTTGGTGATAAAACCATCACCATCAATAAAAAAATTTATAGTAATAGGATCATAATCAGCTCCACTAACAAACTTTCTATAATAACCATCAACTAAAAATTTAGATTCATTAAATGTAACTCCAGGGATTTGAATATTTTTACAAGCAAAAGATAATAATTCAGAATGTGGTAATTCTGGAAGATTAAAAAAATTCACTCTAAATAAATTAGATCTCGCAAAACCTGAAGAAAATTTTTGAACAAAATCATTTATAGAAAGATTATTTGCCATTTATAATGATTCTTTCAAACCTTTATTTAATGTTCTCAATAGTTCTTTAACCATTTTTTTATTTTCTAATAATTTTTTAGAAAACATCAATGGATAAAAACCTTTACCATCTAATTTATATGTGACAGTGATATAATCATTTTTATCTGGTTTTGACATTCCAGTATATTCTAAAATTTCACCAGATTGAGTTGTTGTTGTTTCTTCATTTAATTCATTGAATATTTCATTAAAAGATTTCATTTAATATTTTCCTTTTTATCAAGATCTTTCCCAATGACTAAAACTAAATGTTACACCATATTCTAAAATAGTATCAGCATTTTCAAAACCTAAGTCCATAGGATCAATAGTTGTAGGCCAACAATTAATTAATTTATATTTTCCATTATCTGATTCAGAACCATCACGATTTAATTGAATAACTTGAGCGGTTCTAAAATATTCTGATAATTGACCTGCACCTTTAGCTTCACCATTAGCAATAATATCAGTTTGCCATTTATCTAATTGAGTTCTAATTAAATAATCTTCATCATTTAGAATTGTTATAGTCCAATCATCAAATGTAATATCTCCACCAATTTTTATTGTGTTATTAAGATATTTCACTTCTATTGGATTTATTGTTTTACCTGGAATTTGAGCAGCTTTACAAGTGAATTCAAGTTTTTGGCTTAAACCATCAATAAAAACTTTATATAAATTTGCTCTTGCTCCAATAGTAAAATTTGAAACAAAATCATTAACTGTACTCATTTAATTTTCTCCTTTATGAATTATATTTAAATATAAAATTTCCACAATCCCATATTCTATCATATCCATTTTGTTGCATATTTTCCCATTCAGTTAAATTTACATCAAAATTTTCTGATTTATTTTTCAATTTATGTTTCATATAATTAGCTCTATGTTCTAATTCTATATAATTTTTAGTATACCAATAATTAGGAAGACTTTCATGTGAATATTTAAATCCTAATTTATAATACAATTTTCCTATGCTAAATCTTTTATCTGCATAGGTAATAATTTCTTGATTTTTCCAGAAATTATTTAAAAAATGTTTAAACAATCTAGAAGCAGAACCTATTACATTAGTATTTATCAAATTACAAAATCTTATTAATTCAAAAGAAGTTTTTCCTGTAATTCGTCTACTACCAAAAGTCATCAAAGAAACTAATTTATTATCATAATATAAACCTAGTCTAATACTAGAATTATCTTTTCCTTGAAGATGATTATTATTTAGAAAATCATTTTTTTCTTTTCTTTTTACTTCTTTAATAATACATTTTCTTGCATAAATTTTATTAGGTGTTTTTCCTAATTTATTTTTAATAATAGATTTAATTATATCTTGTTTATTATTCCATTCAGAATCAAAGATATGAATTAAATCTATTCCTAATTGTTCTTTTGCTTGTTCAGTTTTCCATAGGTGGTAATTTCTATCTTTACTACCTGATAATTCTGTGTGATAATAAATACCATCACACTCAATTCCTAAATTATAAGAAGGAATTAATATATCTATTTCTAAATTACCTTTATTTCCAGATTGTGTGAAATCTTTAATAGGTTTTGTATTATTAATTGTTTCTATATTTAATGAATGAATAAAAAAACAAACTTCTTCTTCAAAATTAGATTTAGTAAAACATTTTGGACATGAAAAATTTTTTCTATTACTTATATAATTTAATCTAAATATATTACCACATTTATTATGTTTTATATTAAAATATCCTGTATTAACATATTCTTCTTTATTTGTTAATACTTTAAATATTTTTTTTTCTTCTATATCATTTTTATAATTTTTATAATTATTATTTCTATCTTTAATTCGTTTTATATTTTCTTTATTAATTGTACCACATGATTTAGAACAAACACCCGAATATCCATTTTTTAATCCATTAAAATTTTGATTTTTAATTCCACAGACTTTACATTTAGGTATTTCTTTCAAATCATTTATTATAATATAACACTTTTCAATTAATGTATTTCCTGGATATTCATAAATTGCTCTTAAAAGATTTGGATTTTTTTTAAATAAAGAATATTTTAAATTAGGAATATCTAAAAGTAGTAAAATTTCTTGAACTTTCAATTTTATATTTTTAATTTCTGAGTATTTTATTTCAAATATTTCTTTATCTGATACTACATTATTGGGCTTATGACCTTTTATTCTAAATCCTTTATATTTATTATCTTTACCAGTGCATTTTCTTGAACAATAAATAGCATATCCAAGTCTTTTATTTCCACCAAAAGAAACTTTTTTTCTACAAACTTTACATCTTGGAATTTCAGTAATATTAAAAAAATAATTATAACATTGTTGACTTATAGAAATATCACCAAAATTATATTGTGTATTATATAATTTAATCTTTTCATATATTTTTAAAGAACGAATTATTTTTGAAAATTGTCTTGGTTTTTCAAATCTTAATTTTAAATATTCTTGTTTTGTCATAAGATTGGTCCTTAAAATAAAAAAGTGAGTAAGACAATAAGACCAATTTATTGTCGGGATAGCTAATCCTTGTCCTCACTTTCAATTTATTTTTTTTTTAATATTTAGAATGATTTACCAATAAATTCAGCAAAATCAACACCTGTACGAGTGGCGATAAAATTTAATGAAATAAATTCTGCGGTTCTAGTAGGTTGAATAAAAATATCACATACTAATTCATTAGCATCAATTACTGCTGGAGTATTATTAGTATCATCACAAACTACTAAGAATTCATTGATTCCTTCTCTACCTTGAACTCTTCTTAAAAATGGTTCGATCATACCTATAATTTGTCTACGAGTAAAAGCTGTATTTTTCTCAAAAATAAAATATTTTGAAGCTGTACTTATTGCTTTTTCAAGAATAATAAATAATCGTCTTACATCAATTCTATCAAAAGCTGAAGGTTTATTTTGCATTGTTTTTTGTCCAAAAACTGTTGCACCATCACCAGCAAAAATTGTAATAGGATTAACTTGTTTTTTATATAAAGTATCTCTTTGAGCTCTATTTGGACTAAAAGCTAATTTAATAACATTTTTAATAATTCCACGATTTAAACCAGCTGGGGCAAACCAAGGATCTCTAGTATTATCAGTATATGCAAAAATACCAGCTACATCACCAGTGATTGGAACCCAACGATATTTATCATTGAATTTATCATATTGATATTTCCAATTTCCATATAATGCAGCATATGATGATGAAGTTAAAATAGTATCTCTATAATCTGTACAATTTGTTGTAGCTGTTCCTGCCGGAATATTTACGACATCAATTTTTGGAACACCTAATATTCCCATACAATCTTTTCTAGAAGATGCTATTGAAATAATTTCTGCTTGAACTGTAATATTAGTAGATGCTGCATCTAAAATTAAATTAATATCAAATTCTTCTGGATTAGCAAATAAATCTAATCCAAGAATAATATCATCATTTCCAGGTGCACCTTCAACTCCACCAGCTAATGCAGTTGCTTCAAATGCTAAAATTTCATCATCATCATCATCATTAGCATAAGCAAGTAAATATGAAGAATATCTATTAACATAATCTTCAACATAAATTGAAGTTCCTTCAAAATTTGTATCTGTTTCATTAAAAGAAACAATCATTTGTTCTAAAATTTGATCATCAGAATCTAAAACTACGATAGCAAATTGATCAGTAGTTTCTGGACCAAATTCAAATTCATCGGCAAATTTAGTTGTTCCAACAATATTAGCTGAAGCAAATTCAGCATAATTTGCTATTGCTACTTTATATGTATTTCCTTTGATACCAGGATATTTTGCGACTAATAATAATTTTTGATCTTCATCGGCCGCTGTATAAGTATAAACATCCGCTGCATCACTATTTGGAATATATACTGGTTTTGTTGCTGGCACACCAGCACCTGTAGTATCTTCACATTCCAATCCAGCATTAAGAGCTGAGCTATCATCAACTGCTCTTACAATATAAAGTGTATTTCCATATTGTAAAAAATTCCAAGCTGTAAACCAATCTTGATAATTAGCATCAGTTGGATATCCAAAAATGGTTAAAAGATCTTTTTCGCTTGTTACAAGTTTTTTGTCAAATGCTGGTCCCCATTCAAATTGACCAGACATTCCAGCTATTGAAGTTGAAACTGCTGGAATAGAAGTTGTTAAATCAATTTCTTTTACATTGACAGATGGTGAAAGATTGAAGCCCATCATATTCTCCTTTAATCTATATTGTTAATTTTCTTCAAATAATTAATATAATTATTTATCTTTTAAAAAAAATATTCTAATGGTATTGAATTATCTTCTTTTTTCATTGAATCTGGAAAAAAGCCTACTGGTAATAAATTATTTTCTATTTCCTCCATTGCTTTAGAATAAATTTTTCCCAAAATATTTTCTTGTTCTAACCAAATATCAACTAATTGTTCATTTGACATAAAATATGAAAATAAAATTAATGGAGTAATTAAATCATCATGTTTTGTTTTAGCAGCAGAAAACGTTCCATTTTTCTGCTTCTCAAAATAACTAAATTGTTCGATTGTTTCAAAATTTAATATATTTAATTTATTTAATTCTATAAATGTTTTAAGATGTGAACAACCTAATCGTTTTGAACCTCTAGTCATCCTAATTCCAAATTTTTTATTATAAAAAAATAAATTTTCATATTCATAATCATAATTCAAAGAATTTAAAACTGATTCACCAATAGAATTATTTTCAACAATTACTAATGAATTATTATAAGCTTTTCCTATATTATTTATCACATTAGAAAATAAATTAGTTTTAATCAAATTATCATTAAATACTGCTACTTGCTTCCATGGAATCGTTGTGACATCAATAATTTGAATTGTAGAATAATCACCACCAACACCTTCAGCTACATCACAAACAGAAATATAACTATGATTTTTAATTGGATTTTCATAAATTTTTAAGTTATCATTATTTATTGAAATTGGGTCTTCAAATACCATATTTCTTATTGTATTTACATCAATTAAAGTATTAGATGATCCTAAAAATTCAGATTCAAATTCTTGTCGGAATCTTTCAATTCCTATTTCAGAAATCATTTTTTCACGCCAAGCTTCATCTCGACCAGGAACTTCATTCCATTTTATACTAAAATATTTATAACCATTTATTCCTTTTTCTGCTTCAATCCAAAATTTATAAAAGTGATTTAATCCCCAAGGAGTAGAAACCATTAAAATTTTAGCTTCTTTTGATGTTGAAATAGTTGGATAAACAGATTGAATGAAGTCTTCAAAAACACCATGATGAATAAATGCAAATTCATCAAGTGCTAAAAAATTTATTGCCATACCACGAATGGCTGATGAACTTGTTGCTGCTGTAACTATTCTAGAACCATTATCAAATTCAACAGTTCCTTTATTCCATTCAACAACTCCAGGTTTTAACCATTTTGGAAGATTTTCAAACATTATTTTTATTCTATATAATATTTCTCTAGCTGTCTTATCTTTATTACCTAAAATTGCTGCAGTTTTATTTTCATTGAATATTATATAATGACACATATAAGCTGCAAAAGATGCAGTCTTTCCTGATTGTCTTCCAAGCTTTGCTATAATTCTTTTATTATTATGTATTAAATTAATAAATTTAGTTTGATAATCATATAAATCAAATTTAATTAATCCATCATCCAAATTTACAATATAAATATAATTTTTTATAAAATAAATTGGATCAAATTTACAACGAATTATTTCTCTAATTTGTTCTTTAGTATAATTTTCTTTGAAACCTTTAGGGTTTAGATTTATATTACCTTGATAAGATACTTTATTCATAAAAATTCTCCATAGTCTATAAATTTTAAAAAAAATCGTTTAATCGTCATTTTCTGTTTTTTCATTAATAAAATTAAATACTTACAATACGCTTTTTTCAAAAACAAGGTGTATGTTAAAAATAAGTAAAATTTTATTTATTTGATTTTTTTATAAAACTTTAATAATTTCATTAACTTACATAAATAAAAATTGGGATTTTCCCTCACAAAGAAAATCCCAACGAGGAGGACACATATTTCATCTTCAATAACTTTTAAAATCCATCGTTAAATGGATCAGTTTCATTAAATTCTAATATATCTGTAAAAGTTTGAATTGAATCATCTTTAGCTGATATTTTATCTTCTAATATATCAATATTAATATCACCTGTATCAAGAATTTCTCCTGAATAATTCCATTTTTTAGCTGAAAAAGTAAATAAAGTTTGTCCTCCAGCTAAATAAAATATTTCTTCATCTTCTACAAATGATATTTCAAAAATCACTTTATTAAATTTAAATTGAATTAAATCTCCAATCTCTGGTAATTCACCACCTAATAATTCAATCATATAATTTTGTTGAATTTTTAATTTTAATGTATCATCAATTTCTAAACCAAATTTAGAAAAGAAATCTTGTTGACCACCAAAAGCTGTATAATCATCTAATAACATCTTACATTCAATTTTTTCATCAAATGTTGATAAATCATCTTCACCAAATAAATCATCTTGAGCTATAGATGTTCTTGGTAAATAAATTACAGGAATACCATATTGTTCAATATATTCTAAAGTATTATCATTATATAAAGCATATTCATTTGAAGAATTTTCTTCAAAAAAATTAAAATAACCCATCATTTTATCCTATTAAATAAATCTTCATAAATTTTTATTTTAACCCCACATAAAGTCAATTGGTTCTTGATAACGATTATATAATTCTTCTTCTAATAATTCTTTTTCTGTTTTACCTTCTTCTAAAATAGATCCATAATTTAATGAAACTCCACCTGGTAAAGTGGCTCCTTCATATTTTCCAATATTACCAGCCCAGATAATTTTACTTAAAGCTGCAGCGTATTTTTTTACCCAAAGATTTTCATATAATAATGTTTCATCTACTGGTGAAGAATATACTTGTAGAGCAACTTTTTCATCTGAAGTTATTTTAAAAAATTTAATTAAATGAGTTGTTGAATTAAAATCAAATGATTTTTGTCTTTTAAGATAATTTTCGGTATTTGAAATATTTTGATAAAACATTTCCAAATCTAAAACACTAGAAGAATAAGTCGGAGTCATATTATTAATTAAATAAGGATTAATTAATAAAGGTTCATCAGTAATTAAAGAATCAGTAATTGATAAAACTCGTAAAACTGTTTTTATATTAATAGGTAAATTATATTCTAAAGTATCTTTTATTAAATTTAAAAAAACAAAACCTTCATCTAAACCATCATAATGAACTTCAACAAATTTATCAATCGTATCTTGGATTGCGATATCTAACTGTTCATCAGCAATTTCAATATTAATAACTGGTGATCCTAGACGTTGCATTATATGCTGTTTGAATTCTACTTTTGTCATACTAATTTTACCTTAAAAGAAGGCATCCATTGTATTCCAGCAGGTGCCGTAGGTTTATATATTGTAACTGATGCGTCATATGTGCCTTCTTGTAAATCTGGAACATTTAAAATTTTAATTGTAATAGTTCCATTATTAGCTGACCAATCAAAAGCATCAGTTATTATATCTGAATCAATAACAACTTCACCCAATTCCATCACAACTCTTGTGACAGTTGATAAATCCGCCGGGGCAAAAACCCCGGTAGAATTATCACTTAATTTTATTTTTTGAACATTTTCTTTACCAATTGCAAATGTTAAAGTCATTTAATTTAACCTATTAATTTAGTGATGTTACAAATTGTCCAGCTAAAAATTTAACATCATCATTTAATCCTACAGCTTGATCGACTACATTCGTATTATCATACATCAACATATTACCGGCATTTAAATCATCACATAATGCTGTTGCAACAATAGTTCCCCAAGAACCAGAAGGTGTATTAAATTGAATGTTTGTATTATTATTCAATGTTCCAGTTGTTGCAGTTGACCAATCTGAAAAAGCTTTTCTAGCATAGTTATTTCCAGCAGGATCTGAAACTGTTGATCCTGTATCTGAATCTGAAACAGTAGCGGTAACCAATGCAACATAAATTGATGGTTGTGCATAAGATGTATTTTTGAACATAAATTCTAATAATGCATTTGCTAAATAATCTGACATTCCTGTTCCAGAACCAGCATTTACACTAATAACAACTTCACCAGATGCAATTGATGGGGTACTATTAACAACGACATTAATATCATTATTTAATGAACCATAAGCTAACATATTACCACCTGAAGAAGCATCAAATATAGCATAATAACCATATGTTTCATCTCCAGAAGTAGATTTTGGAAAAGTAACTGTTCCAGATTGTGTTATTGCTCTTGATGCTGCTGCGCCAAATGTAATAGCTTTTCTTGTATAAGAACCATACGTTGCTTCAGTCCATCCTGAAGCATCTTCACCAGCATCTGTAGAACTTAATGCAACATAAACAGTAGAAACTTGTGAATAAGAAGTATTCCCAAAAATATGATTTAAGATTGCATTTTCTGCATAATTTGTTAAACTCATTTTTTACCTCATTTTTGAATATTGATTACTATTAGTGGGAAATCTTTTTCCTCACTTACATTTTCAATTTTTTGTTTATAATCAATTAATTTTTCTAATTTAAAATTAATACTCTCATTATTTATCAAACTAAAATATTCTTTATTTATTTTTCGTTTTTCACTAACATTTTCTAATTTTCTAAAAATAGTTTTATTTATTTTTTGTTTATCAAGAACTTCATAATAATTTTTCTCTAGAGGAATTCTTAATAATTTTGTGAATATACTATTATTATTTATATGTCTGAAAATTGAAACATTTTCAATTTTTGAAAAATCAGAAATATTTTTAATTCTTGTTTTAAGTATTTCACCTAAATAATCCCATAATAAAATAATATCATTATTAATAAATTCTAATTCATTAATATTAGATAAAAATTCTCTATAACAAAAAATATCAATATTTGAAAAATCAAAATTAACATTAATACTATTTTCAAATGTTTTTGTAATTATCGCATTGATTACATCAATGACAATATTATTATTTATATTATTTAGTAATTCAGAAATTTTAAATATTTGAATATCTGAAATATTTAAACTATTTAATTTATTAAATTCTAATAATCTTTCAATCGAAATAACAATATTATCATTAATATTAAATTCAATATCATTAACACTATTAAATTCTCTATCTATATTAATTAATAATGATGATACATTAATATTATTATTAATATTTGAATTTATTGCCCAATAATTATATAAATTAAAAGTATTTAAATTAAATTGTAATTCTAATTGACTTAATAAATTTCTTTCAATTGAAACAATAATAATATTATTATTATTAAATTCATTTTCAATATTAGAAATTATTTCTCTATCAACAGTAATATCAACATTTGTAATATCTAAAATTGAAGTTGCTTCACAAGAAAATTTATGAAGATTTTTAACTTCAATATCTTTTGAAGTAACAATATTATCTATTGTTGAAATTAATAATCTTTCATTTGAAACAATACTATTTGAAAGACTAATTATATTTTCAACTTCAAATTTTCTTCTACTATGTTTTATTTCCCGTAAAACAACTGCTGCTGCATCTGAAGTAACAAAATATCCTAATGCTGGTTGAAGAAGAAGTTCTCTATTATTAAGATATCTTATAACAAATGCATCAACAATATTTGTTTCTGTATTGATTTGAATATTTGCATTGAAAAATCTATCAGTAACTTCAATTGCATTAACAATATTTGTTTCTGTATTGATTTGAATATTTGCATTTAATTCAATATTTCTAGAAACTATTACAATACTATTTGATAATGAAGTTTCTATTGAAATATTTGAATTAAAAAATCTTTCAGTAACTGAAATTGCTTCAATATCTGATGCATCAATATTATTTTCAATGAATGCTACAAGTGGAATACCTGTAATTTCTGATGCTTTAATATCATTAACATTAAATTCTATTTGAATATTAGAAGTTAATGCTTTTTCTTGTGCAATATAAATTTCTGAACATATAAATGAAGAATTTATTTCACAACTATAAGTTGAAGCAATATTAACATCACTACAAATAAATAATTCTTCGTGTCCTGGATAAAATACTTCATTTGGAAAAATTCTTTCACCAGGATATTTACTTTTTAATATATCTGCTTTTAAGAAAACATCTTTAACACTTTTAGCATCAATATCTGTAACTGTTATTTCATTATTAATTGTTGCTGATAATGAATTTTCTAATGAAACATCTATATTATTATTAATAACAGTATGTCTAATTGTTGAACGTAAATTTATATCAGTAACTTCAATTGCATTAATTTTAGAACAAACAAATTGATCTTGTAAACCAGGATAAAAACCATTATTAGGATAACTATTATTTGTTGGATAATCTTGTCTAAAAATATTAGCTTTAAATTGTCTAATATTTGTTAATGAAATATCAGTTATAGAATAACAATTTTCAATAAATGCTACAAGTGGAATACCTGTTATTTCAACTGCTTCAATATTTGAAAGATTTATTACTGATTGAATATTTGTATTAAAATCAGTAATAAAATAAAATTCAATATTTGAATTTATAAAATTAGTAAGAATATTAGTTCTTAAACTTGTTTCTGTGACTTCTTGAACATCTAAATTAGAAGTTATAAAATCATTGACAATATTTGAAATAAAATAATAATTATTTCTACAAAGTACTAGTGATATATCAAAATCATTTTTGATATCAGCAATTAATGGAATTATATTTTCAGCTATTGGAACTGATAATTTAACTGTATGTCTGATTATTGAACGTAAAGTTCTTTCAGTAGATTCAATTGCTTTAGCTGATGAACAAACAAATTGATCTCTTAAACCAGGATAAAAATCATTATTAGGTAAATTTGATACTTTTGGATAAGTTTGTTTATGAATATCAGCAGCTAATAATCTTTCAACTGAAATACTAATTTCAGAATTATCAATAGTATTTTCAATAAATGAATTAAATAATATTCCTTGTTCTACTTCTACTTTTATTTCATTATTATCAATAACACTTTCAATATTTGCTTCATAATAAAAATGTTTAATTAAATCAATATTAGAACAAGTTGTATTAATATCTAAATTAGTTCTAAAGGCTGAAATACCAACTATTTGTGGTTCAACGTCTGAAGTTTGTGTATTAACAGGAATATTTGCTTAGCAGTAAATTCTCTTTCAACTTTAAAATTTATTATTGAATTATAAACAGTATGTCTAATTATTGAAATAATTTCATGATCAATATCAACAAACATATCAATTTTAGATGTTATGTATTGATCAGCAATTCCTGGATAAATTAAATTTCCTGGATAATAATCATTTTCTGGATATACTTGTTTAAAAATATCAGCTACAAAAGGAATAACTTTATAACAAATTACATTTGTGATTTCTGTAGTAACAGGAATATTTGTAACTAATTCAATTTTATGAAATGAAGTTGCTATCGCATCTGATAAACTAAAATCTAAAGAAATATCAGAAACTATTTCAATTGCTCCAGCTCCAGTAACATCAATATCTGTAATTTCTGTATTAACAGGAATATTTGCAATTAAATCTTTATGAATTATTGCATCAATATCTGTAATTTCTGTATTAACAGGAATATTTGCAACTAAATCTCTAGAAATTATTCGTTCAACATCAATATCTGTAATTTCTGTATTAACAGGAATATTTGTAATTAAATCTCTTTCATTATCAACAGTAATTAATTCTATATCAGAAATTATTGAAATGTTTGCTGATAAACCAATTCCTGTAATTTCAAAAACAGTAATATCTGAACAAACAAATTGATCTGGAAAACCAGGATAAAATGTATCTGAAGGATATATTATTGTTCCAGGATATAATTGTTTAAAAATATTTGATCTAAATTCACGTTTGACAGCAAATATTGTATCTGATAAATTAAAATTATTATTAATTGAAGATGAAAATTCTCTAGCTACTGAACAATCTAAATCTCCTAAATAAAATGTTCCAAGAGAATTAGCTGTAAAAGTCAATGATGTAGTTTCTGTAGCTTCGATTTCTGAAACATCAAATTCAATACTAATATCAGTTTCTAATTCTCTATCAACTTCAATATCAACATTAGAAGTTTTTGAAGTATGAATAACTTCTGAACTTAATGGTCTATCAGTAACTTCTATAGCATTAATATCTGAAGTTTGTGTAGTAAATGAAATATTTGTTGATAAATTATGTTCAACATTAGAAATAGGATTATTTAAACTAAATTCTAGTTGTATATTTGCATTTAATGTTTTTTCAGTAACTTCAATAGCATCAATTTTAGATAATACAAATTGATCTGAAATACCAGGATAAAAAGTTATTCCAGGATAACTACTATCATTTGGAAAAAGTTGTCTAAATATATCTGCTCTGAAATCACGTTCATTATAAAAAATTGCGTTTGATAGTGAAAAATTACATAAATTATTTTCACTTAAATCACGTTCGACACTAGAAATAAAATTATTTAAATTAAATTCTGATTGAATATTTGCACTAAATTCTCTATCATTATCAACTATTGGATTGGCTAAAGAAAATACAATAGGAATATTAGAGGTAATATCTCTTTGAAATAAAATTTCATCAATATTTGAAGTTTGTGTAGTAAATGAAATATTTGCTTCAAATTCATGATTTAAACCTAAATAAAAATTTTCAACATTAAAATCAATTGAAATTTGTGCAGTAAGACTAATTCCAGTAGTTTCTAAAGCTGTAACATTTGAACAAACAAATTGATCAGCTATTCCAGGAAATACTTGTTCACCTGGATAATAATCATTTTCTGGATATACTTGTCTAAATATATCTGCTTTTAAATCTCTTTCAACTATTCCTTGAATATCTGTAGAATCAATATTAATAGGAATAGAAGTATTAAATTCTCTATCTATATCAACTATTGGATCAGTTAAATTAATAACATTTTGAATATTAGAACTAAATTCTCTATCTATATCAACGATTGGATCAGTTAAATTAATAACATTTTCAATTGATGTTGATAATTCTCTAATTATATCTAAATCAACATTTGTAATTTCTGTATTAACAGGAATATTTGCAACTAAATCTCTATGTACTAATGACTCAATATTTGTAATTTGAGAAGTAAATGGTTGATTAGCTAATAATTCACGGACTCCATAAAATATTGTGTCATTAGTTGAAAAAGAAATATTAATATTTGAAGATAATTCTCTGATAGTAATTTCAACAATATCAATTTTAGATAATACAAATTGATCTGAAATGCCAGGATAAACCCCATTTCCAGGATAAAATGTAGTATTTGGATATAATTGTCTAAATATATCTGCTCTGAAATTTCTTTCAATAATTAATTCAATATCAGAAATTTCAGAAATATTTATAATTGAAGCAGATAATTCTCTATCTATATCAACTATTGGATTAGTGAAATCAATATCATTAGAAATTGTAGCAGATAATTCTCTTAAAACAGTAGAGTCAACATTTGTAATTTCTGTATTAACAGGAATGTTTGATTCTAATTCTCTTAAAACAGTAGAGTCAACATTTGTAATTTCTGTATTAACAGGAATGTTTGATTCTAATTCTCTTAAAACGGTAGAGTCAATATCTGTTATAGAAGAAATAACAGGAATGTTTGATTCTAAAGATCTAACAATATAAAAAATTGAATTATTAGTTAAAGTTGAATTACTTATATTACTAGATAATTCTCTATCTATATCAACTATTGGATTAGTTAAATTAATAACATTTTGAATATTTGAAATTAAATCACGTTCAACAGTAGAATCAACATTAGTAATTTGATAAGTCGTAGATATATTATTATCTAATGATCTTACAACATGAAAAATTGCATCATTAGTTAGAGTTGAAGCACTAATATCAGCTTCAAAAGTAATAACAGTAATTTCAATAATATCAATTTTAGATAATACAAATTGATCAGATATACCAGGGTGGACACCATCTCCTGGATAAAAATTTGAGGAAGGATAGAGTTGACGATAAATATCAGCTCTTAAATCACGTTCATTATAAAAAATTGCATCTGAAATTGATAGATTAACTGATAAAGTAGCTAATAAATCTCTTTCAGCTTTAACATTAATATCATTTGTTTGAGAAATTAAACTTATATTTGTTGATAATTCTCTTACTGATGACAAATCAATAACTGAATTAGAATATACAATTGAAATTGAAGATACTAAATCTCTTTGAACTTTAGAATCAATATCAGTTAATGAAGAAACAAATGGTAAATTTGTTTCTAAATCTCTTTGAACTTTAGAATCAATATCAGTTAATGAAGAAACAAATGGTAAATTTGAACTTAATTCACGTTCAGCTTTTATATTAATAATATTTAAAGAATCTGGTAATCTATTTGATGAATGAAATTTATTAGATATTATATTATCAGTAGGACAAATATTTGAATAATAAAGCTCGTCGAAAAGAAGGGAGTTTCCATAAGATTTACGACGTGCCATTTCTAACTTACCATCACCAGCATAAGTGAAATAATTATCTCCCAAAGATGAGCCGTCGAATTCCAATACACCATTAACATACATTTTAGGATTACCGCCATTTTTCCAGGTAATATCTATTGTATATTCAGTATTGGCAGAATAATTAATAAAACCACCCACATAAGATCCATTTGCTGCTAAAGCCATACCAATATCCCGCATCACAGCGTGTAATTGTAAGGTTGTCCCCTGACAAATCGTACATAATGTTCCATTCGTATACCCATCATGGTCTGTCATTTCCTTTTCAGAATTAACCACAAAATGTACATGACCATCTTTGGTTAGATCAAGATCAGTCTGGTAATTCAACTTCCCAGCAGACCGTGAACCATCGACAAAGGAAGTTGAGAAGGATTTTTTTTCGAGTTGAACCCCGTCAACATATATAATAGCGCTTTTAGCACAAGGTATGCTTCCACGAAGCCTTAAAGCAAACTCAATATTTGTTTCATTTGAGGTTGTAAAAATAGTTTCCAGTCTTTCAAATTTTGAATTGTCTCCACTAGAATAAGCACTCCAATGAGTTATGTACCCTCCGTCATAATATTCAATAATTTCAAGTTTAACATTCTCGGATGTTTTTACATAAGCAGTAAAAGCATAAGTTGTGTCAACAGTGGCGGAAATTTTACTGGCTGGGGAAGCAATCGTCGCAAAAAAGTTATCAGCTTCCGAAGCATCAGTCGTAATCTTAACTGAATAATCTCCAAATTTACTTGTTTCATTTGTCCGAACTATTGAGCAACGATAACTTCCCTCCCAATCATCTAAATTAATTTCTACAGAAGGATTTGATGCCAAATTCTCTGTCGCTTCCTCAACCGCTACCGCACCACCAAACTTACCCTCATCAGGACGCATGGTAACAAGATATCCAGGCTCTGGAGTTATTGTTTTATCTACAGAAGTTAAACTATTTTTTTTATTTAATTCTTCATCATATTCATAAAATTGAAAATCATCAAAATATATTGTATTAGTTCCTGTTCCATAATTAGGAAGAGTCATAAATACAATATATTCAGTTCCTCTACGAAATTTATTATATACTGGTTGTTGATTATATAAATTAACACCTTCAATAATTCCAGAATAATTAGTCCATTCTATTGGAGCAATCATATTAGAAGCTAAATTATAATTATAAGATGCACCTGATGAAGAATTTCCAATTTCAGTACCTTTAGAAAATGATGCTCCAACAGTATATCCACTATATAAAGTAATTTTCCAAATATCTTTTGATGAAGTTGTTGTTTTAGTATAAGGATATAATGTTGAACCTTCAGTTACTTGTTGACCCCAAAGATATAATCCAGAAGAACCATCACCTTGATAAGAATTTGAACCACTTACTCTTATATGATTATGAAGATTTAAAATTGTTGCATCAGATCCAGTTGTTATTGGAACAGAACATCTATACCAACCACTACCAACAGATTCAATTGCTACTCCAGAACTACCTGTACAGGTTCCATTCGTTAAATCAAAATAACCATTAACAGATACTCTTGTTGAATTATTATCATAATAATAAAAAGCTAAAGTATCTCTTTCTCCTTTTTTAGCATATACTGACATATTATAAGTAGTGCTTGAAGAAATACTAATATCGGTTTGATAAGTATAATGATAATTGTCATCAGAATTTTCAACTAATTTATCTGCAGTAGTCGTTCCATCTGGTGCAGTTATCGCATTTGCAGAAATTGAAGCATAACCACAATGATTTGGAGAAGTATCAAAAGCTTCACTTTGTAAAGCAATATTTGTTATAGTTTCTATTGAATCAGAATCTGAAGAAATTCTTAAAGTTTTATCTGGTAATTCATGATCATCTTCAGTAGGATTAAATTGAATAAATGAATTTGAAACAGCAAACCAATTTTCACTTGCTGGTTCAACATAAACAATATTATCACTAGAAGTAACATCAGCAGCTAAAGTTGTATCTTTATCAGGATCTCTCCAACATGCAGCATAAGAAATAGTATTTTTATTTTTATCTAAACATTTAAAACCTAAATAAATTTTAGCACTATCGCTAATAGATTTTATAGCTACTTCTTCTTTATATTTTTTTTCTATACAAACATTTATTGGAATATCAGAAAAATTACTATTTGTAGATGTAACTTTAACACAACCTAATTCTTTAAAACCTTCAGTTCCATCATATACAAAACTAGAAAAATTTGTATTATTTTTATATTCTAAATTTCCATTATAAAATAAATTATCTTTATCAAATCTAAATAATTTTTCTTTAATAGAAGAAATATTAATTTCATTAATAAGTTTTCTTATTAAATTAGCTTGAATATCTTTACCAGTTGGTATATCTAATCTTGAAGGGCCAGCAAATATTTCTTTTATTTTATTATCTGTTGGACAATAAATACTATAATAAAGCTCATCGAAAAGGACAGAATTAACACATTGACCAACATATCTACCCATTTCTAACTTACCATCACCAGCATAGGTAAAATAATCATCACCTAAAGAACTACCATCATATTTTAATTCACCATCAACATATAATTTAGGATTACCACCATTTTTCCAAGTGACATCTATTGTGTAATCAATACTTTTTGTAAAAGATTGAATATAATGACTTGAACCTTTTACTATTAAATATAAACCACTTTGATACATCCAAATATCTAACTGACGTGTGGTTCCCCGTCCGATAGTACACAAAGCACCACTATAATAACTAATATGATCTGTTGGATTTTTATGAGAATTAACCACAAAATGCACATGACCATCTTCAGTCAAATCAAGATCAGTCTGGTAATCCAATGCTCCGGGAGCAGTAACTTCTACAACTTCAATATTATCGTAATAAACAGTATTATCAACTGAACTAACTGTTGAATATAAATAAACTCTTGCTTGAGTCGTTCCAGCAGGCATAGTCACGATAATTTCTAATTCTTGCCACGATCCATTACCTTCTCTAGAAATTGTATGACTTGATGGTGTTGTCTGGTCTCTAAGATTTATATAAGCATAATTTCCAGATTCTGCAAAAAAATTAACTTTAAGTCTATAAGTTTTATTTTCACTCACGGTGAAAGTTTGGGTAAGTCAACCAGCGCCTGAATTCACACCATCTTGAACCATTTTATGCGAATATGTTCCATATTTTGATTTATCGGATACTACTGAATGAGTTGCATATGTAGAATTACAATTCCAACTCCATCCGGTTTCATCACCATCCTCAAATCCTGGATTTGTTGCTACTTTATTATCACTTCCAATAGTAGTAAATGAATTTGACCATTTACATTTTTCTAATTGCCATTCTGAAATTGTTATTGAACCAGTAGCATCAGTAGCATCATTAAAATAAGCAAGTAAAGCAATACTTACTGTGTCATCATATACATTGAAACTATTATATTCAAATCTTTCTAAATAATCTTCAGAAGCATCTGCTTTTAAAATTGATTTTGTTAAATATCCTGCTGAAGATCCTTCAGAGTTAATAAATCTAATTGCAAAAGTAATTTTAGTAGCATCAGCAGGCCAACTATTAACTTTATATTTTCCAGAAAATGAAATTAATTCACCTGGTACTAATTCATTAGATAAATATCCAGAAACTGATGTTGATAAATAATACCAATCATCAATAGAAGAAAAAGTTGCTGAACCATCACCATTTAAGGTAATATAATTAGAACGCCAACCAGTACCTGCTGAAAAATCAACTGAAAAATCAGCAACTAATTTATTACAATGTGATTCTTCAACTGCTACCGCTCCACCAAATTTTCCATCATCTCTAAGAGTAGTCACAGAACCAGAAAGTGGTTCTGTTAAACCATCAGTTGATTTTAAATCAACATCAAATCTAAATAATTTAGGTTGTACTGTATCTGATTTTATATTTGCTGAAAACAAATATGTTGCTACATCAGGATATTGACCATTATCTGGATATAAAGAATTTTTTGGATATAGACTCATATATTGATTTTAATACCTGTATTTAAATTTATAAAGTATTTATCGATATATTATTTAATTTAATCTAAACCATTGAAGATTTTTATTTATAATAAAAATTGTTATATCATATTTATTTGCTACAGACATCAATAAATTAATAAAATGATAATCTTTCTCAAAATCTTCTATTATCAATAAAACTGCTGGTTTTTTTCCTGTGTTAATAGCGTAACTTAATGATTGACCAATTGATTCAGCCCATTTACTTGCAAAATCAACTTCAACAGCATATTGTTCAGTTAAACAATCAACTCTTGTTCTATTTGATAATACATATTCACATTGACCATTATTTTGATCACACCACGCCTTTTGATAATATTTTTCAAGATGTAAATGTTTAGCTTCAACATTAATACTAAAAAATAAAATAAATAAAATTGTTATTAAAATAAAAATTTTTTTCATTTATAAATCAGTTTCTTCATCATTATCATTATTAAAAATATCAACTTTTGATTTTGATATTTCTTGAATTAATTTTTTTCCATTAACCATACCTTTATCATCCATCATATTAACAATAATTAAAATTATTTCTAATTTTCTTTTATCATCATTTTGAATAGTTTTAAAAATTTCTTGAAAAGGTGCATTATCTTTTTCATTAGTAAATAAAGGTAATAATTGTAAAATACTTGCTACTGGAATTGTTGACATATTATATTTCCTCCATTAATTTATTAAATTCATCCATATTTTTAATAATTCTTAAAGGTTTTAACCAAGAAGAAGAGACACAATAACTTGGATCAATTTTATATGTTTTGACTGTATTATTAAATAATTGATAATTTTTATTTAAATTACAATCATCAGTAACTTGATGTGAACAAAACCATTTTTTAGGATCATCTTTCCAAAGAAATCTTGTCATAAAATTAAATCCAGCTAAAGCACGCCAATCATATTTACAACCTACTTTTTCTTCAGCTCTTCTCCAAACTTGTCTATGATATTCTTGAGGATATTGTAAAGATAATAATAAAACTTCTGTACCTTTTTTATGATCATCCCATAGAGTTTTAAAAAATTGAACTCCTCCTTTTAATCTAGATTCAATTGAATGACCCTTTTCATTTATTAAAGCAACATGAGAAAACTTTCCCCAAGTTTCTAATTTAATCGCTTTTGAAGTCCATTTTTTTCCTTTATAAGCACCAACAAAAATTTTCATTTTTTAAGTCCTGTTTTTAAATAAGTTGCAAAAGATGATAACCAAGCAGTTCCTCCATATGGAACCCATTTTAAAATATCATTATTTTTACCAAAATAACCAAGAAGACCAACTCCAACAATTAATATCAAAGCTAATGCAAACAATGCTAATTCGTCCCCACTTCCTTCTGAAAAAAATTTCATTATTAACTCCTCCTTTTTTTATAATTTTCCAACCAATAAACTTAAATCAAATGAATCCATTTCTGTATGTATATGATTAGTCATATTTTTACCATATTTTTTTGTTATATCTTGAGCATAACCTATAATATCACCAGCTTTTAAAAATTTACCTATAATATTTTCAAGTGGTGATATATAAAAAATTTTTATTCTCATATATTTATTTCCAATTAAAAGACCTTTATAATAAAGATCTCCTACATAAGGATATGCTAATCTAATTATTTTACAATCAATAGGAGTATAAATTTCTTCATAAGGACGTGCTTCCCAATCAACACCTTGATGGATATGATTTCCTCTTGGTGCTAAATAATGTCCATCACCCATTGAATCACTTCTAATTTTTGGATTTTTAGTAAATGTAAGCATATTAATCTAATCCTGATATTTTTTTAATAAATTTAGCAAATAATAGAAACCATTTTGGACATTTATTCGAATGAATAAAATCTGATAATTCATCAATTTCTTTTTTAAGAATTTTAGGACTATGATCACCTTCCCAACAACTCTTATGATCTTTCATTAAAATATTTAAATTTTTTGCATTTTCTTTTAATTTAATTACTTCAGGACATAACACATCTTTTAATGAAGTTTGTATTTTTTTTAATTCTTCATTTTGTAAAAGAATTTCTTTTTTTAATTCTGTTATATGATTATTATTTTCATCCCTGGTTGTTTTAATTAATTCTTTAATAACTAAAAATAAATCAGAAAATTCACTCATGAAACATAGGCCTTATCTGATGGAATTGTTACACTAATATATCGACATTGTTCATCATTTCTAATTAAATGTTCAACATTAGCATTAATATAATACATATCACCTTCTTTTAATAGTTTATCTGGTTCGTTCTTAATTGAAAGAGTTAATGAACCTTCAAAAACAATTAATAATTCTTTTGTTTTATGTTTATGATTTTTTAAAACTGAATTTTCTGCATGATAACAAGACATTATACCTATTTGTTTACTTTTAAATAAACCACGACAATAACTATGACCTTCAATAGTTTCTAATTCAGCAAAATTACCACCATTTTCTTTAATAATTTTTGAAAAATCTAATGATTGAGTTAAAGCATCATATTTTGCTAAAATCTTTTCAAAATCACTCATTTTATTCCTTTTTAATTTTTATACCACATATTGATTAAATGACTACTTGTAGCTGTCAAAGCAATTCCTAAAAAATCACCAGTTAAAACATTTGTAACTTTTCCAGGTTCATTTTCTGAAAGATAAATACTATCACCTATAGAAACTGTTACTGCATTTTCAACTTGAACATCTTTTATATATCCACTACCTATAGCTTTTCCAGGATTAGCAGATTCTATAACAAAACAATTAGAATAAGTTAATGAAGATGAAGCATCAGCTGGTTGAACTGTTCCAGAACTATCAATATATCCAAACATTCCAACAGAAGTAGAGTGAGTATCAACTTCTAAGAAAGCATGTATTTTATTAATTTCATTAATAACTTCATTTTGTTTGTTAAACCAATCTTGAAATGAATCATCTGGAATGATAATTGTTAAAGCCATTAATTATTCCTTTATTAAACTTTTAACCAAAGTTTCTAATTTTTTAATTTTTTTATCTAAATACTTATTTTTCTTTTCTAAATCTAAAATCTTTTTAGATTCTTCTTGTTTTTGTAAATCTTCTTTTGAAGGAAAGAATAATAAAGCACCAGAATTTAAACATCTTTTTTCTATCATTATTATATATCCTTTTAAACAGTTTTCATTATAAATCTAAGTTTTTCAATAACTGGTGAACTTAAAGCTGAAGTATTATTTAAATGAATTTTTCCAGTAAATTGTGTTCCAGTTGAATAAGCTGTATCACCAGTTCCACCCGTAGTAATTGTAGCACCTGATGAATCACCTGTAAAAGTCAAACTAGTTAATGTTCCAGATTTATCTGAAAATAAACAATTTGATGAAGTATGATCAAGATATGTAAAAGAATTTCCACCATTAGTAAATGTTTCACCTTCTTCTGGAGTTCCGGTTGTTCCAGTAATTCCAATCGTACTAAAATCAGTGATATCAGTTGTATAAATGTAATTATATACATCTGTTTCAATTTCAGAAGTTTCATCTTGATCACCAATTCTATTCAAAGGAAAGAACAATAAACCATCCAATGAACCATAAAATGTAGCAGCTGTTCCTGATGGTAAATTCATATCAAAAGAAGTTTTTACTGTATTATAAGCAGGAACATTATCAACTTGTTTTGTTTGATAATAATTATCACCATCAGTATTAAAAGCTGAAGTAATAACATTTAAAGTATTAAAATCAATTGATGGAGTAAGTTTTCCATTACCTGTAAATTCAATTTTTATTTTTGCTGAAGTATTTAATGTATCTAATGTATTAAATTCATCATGTAAAATAGATTCCCAAGTAACTCCATTATCATTAGAATAAAAATATTTAAGATCAGTTTCTGGAGGTAAAATATTATCAATTTGTGGATTAATATAAGCAATATTTAATCCAGTTTTATTTTCTGTTATAATATTACCTGATGTTTTAAAAGTAGGTTCATATAATTTAAATGATAAATCTTTCGTTTGTAATGGAGTCCAAGTATCATTATTTGAAGAAGCAAATAATATTCCAGTTAAATATGAATTTTTACTGACTATTTCATCGGTAATAATATCTTTTTTACCCATTTCTGAAATAAATAATGAATATTCATTACTTTCAGAACCAACACTAATAAAAAATGTTTTACCTGCTGGGATAAAAATTGGAGCAGTAAATTCAATATTTGTTGCAACAGAACCATCAGTTGAAACTGTTATATCTTCTGGTAATATTTCTTGATAATGAAATATTGAAGAACTTGAAGGAAATCCATTTTCAATATATCCAATTTGTAAAAATGCTTTTGTATCACTAGAGCCTTTAGTTTTAAAATAAAGATCAATAGAACTAAACATTTTATTATCTTCAAAATTAAAAGATTGTGCAAGAGGATCAATGAACCAATGACGATGGTGACCATTCCAATTCCACCATCTAGTTCTTCTTGACCATCTCCATCCTCTAATAATTTCATGTCGTTTAGTAACAACTTTTCTTTTCTTAATAATTTTATTAACACCATTACTTGTAAAAGTAGCTGATGAAATTAAATTAGCATCAATATCAATAAAATCAACCTTATGAGTACCGGTTTTTGTATTAGAAGGAACAACAAAAGTTCCAGTAAATCCACCACCAGATTGAACAATTAAATAATCATCTCCATCTACAGTACCTGTTGCTGGAATAATTCTAGTATCATCAAAATTTATTTGAATTCTATTTCCAACTGTCCAATCTTGACCAGTAAAAGTAATTATTGATTCTTGAGCAATTTGTGCAATTTTTTCTTCAATTTTTTCAGTATTTTTTATAGAAGTATCTAAATATTTTTTAGTTTTTCTAAAATGAACATATCTTCTTGAAGACCACCACCATAACCAAGGGCGATGAATTGTTCTATATGATCTAACATTAACATTTTTTGTTTTAACAATATTTTTAACTTCTTCATGAACCCAATTATCAACAGCTGGATCAATAACAACAGTACCAGCTGCAGGAATAAAACCATAAGGATTTAAATTTAATGTTCCAGTTTTATTTTCTATTTCTAAAGCAACCGTTTCAGCTGTTCTTTCTAAAGTAATATCAATATGACCACCATCATTTTTAATATCAACATCAGTTTCAGTATTATTTAAATAATCAAAACTTATATTATCATAATCAATTGCTGCAGTTAATTCATTATCAATTAAATTTAAAGCACATTTCCAATCACCAGCTGTTATATTTGATTTATCAAAATCACTAAAATTATCAACTAATATTCCTCTTAAAGATGTTGGTAATTCAGAACTTTTTGCTTGATTTTCTAATGCTAATTCTGCTTGATTTAATTCCAAATCATCTACTCTAACAAGTAAATTATAAAGATCTCGCATTGTTACTCTAGAATATTTATATTCATAAATTAGAGATTCATCATAATCTCTATTAGGCATCAATTTAATTGTACCTATTGGAAGGTTTTGTTCTGAAGCGCTAGGAATTTGATCCTCTGTATAAAAAACAGGATTTCCAGTGGTAACAATTATTTTTCCATCTTTATTAATTGAAACTAAATCAGTTCTTGCTAAATAATAATTATAATCAATTAACATTTCAGAAGCATCAACAGGAGTATCCCCACCTGAAATATGAACATCTGAATATTTAGAATCTTCAGAATTTGATACTAAAGTATAATCTGTATTAAGAACTAAATCTTTAACATAAATAAAATCAACCCAATATGAACTTCCACCTGATGGTTCACTTCCACCTGGAGACCAATCAACAGTATCACCAGTCAAAATATAATCAGTTGATGGAGTATAATCTGCACCACCACCATCAGTATCAGAAATTTTTGTAATTGAATAAATTGAAGAATAACCTGGAATTGAATCAGCAGTATTTGAAACTGCTCCCCTGATAATTTCAACAGAAGCTACTGCAACATGAGCAGATAAATGCTCAACTTCTTTTACATAAGGAACATTTAATTTATAATTTGTTGTTCCACTAGAAAAAGTTTTAGGTTCATTTAATCTTTCATCAAAAGTTTGTGATAAATCAACTTCTATTTTTTGAGGAACTATAAAATTGACTTCATATCCTTGAACATAAGCCTTACCAGCATCGATAGCAAAATTCATTTTATTTGCATTAATACTTGCTTCTGTATATAATTCCATTCCTTCAACAAGATAATTACCTGATTCATCATATGTTCTTTTTGCTAAAGTATCCATAATAATACTATAATCAGGTTTTTTAGCTGCATCAGTAATGACACCATCTGTTATAGTATAAAATGTAATCATATCTTCATCATCTTTAGCAATTGTCCATATTTGTTTTAAACGATCAGCACCAGGTAAATTATAATTATTATATCCAGCTGCAGGATCAAATAATGTTGAATCATCATCAGAATCAATAATTGTTTCGACTATTTTTAATCCGATATTTTCTATTCCAGATTTAGTTATTGAGATAGTTTGATCTTCAACTACATATACTCTTCCATCAAAATATAATAACCCTGAAGATAAATAAGCTGTATCTTCAGTTGAAGAAATAGACAAATCACAACCTTCAATCAATGTACCATTTTTATATAGAGTATTAAAATTTTCTTGTAATTGATCTATTAATAAAGATTGATTTTGTGTTAATTCTCTAGCTTGAAGAGGTCGACCAGGATTATAAAGTAATTGTTTATAACCCTTTTCATATTGAGATTGATGGTCATCGTAATAAGGATATTGATTCAAATCCATTTATATAATTCCTTTTTAAAATTCTAAGATTATTGATACTTTTTCTTTTTGACTGATACTTCTGTGTGTAACTAATCTATTATCTATATAATGTAAAACACCTTGACTATGAAGATCACCAACATCATATTCTTGTTCTGTACAATCAGTTTCTATATCAACATTCATCCAAGTTGGATTTTCTAAAAGCCCTATAGCTCTAAATGAAATCAAAGGATAATTATCATAATCTAAAAGAACATCTAAATATAAATTGATAATATTTTCTGTAAAAATATTTTCTTCAGCAACTTCTAACCAATTTGTATCTCTATAAACAATAGAACCACCAGGATCAGGTTTTACATATTTGATGTTTTCAACTCTAGCAATAAAATTTAATTCATCTAATAAAGTATCAGAAGGATCTGGTGCATCAGGAATATTTTCATTTGACCAAGCAGATGTTTGTCCAAAACCAATATAAAGATTTTTTTGTGCTAAATCATATGTTCTTTGTGTTCTACTGTTTAAAGTAATAACAGCCATTTAATATTTCTCCTTTAGTTTATTTATCAAGACCAATCAACATCAATTACATCTTGAATAGATGTTGCTGAATCTACGGATGCTTCCATTATATCTGATTCATCTCTAATTGCTTTTATTTGAGCCCAAATCGCTAATATAGCATCAGAAGTCGCTTCTTCTTCAGCAGACCAATTTGAAGGACCTATATGTTGCAAATTTAATCCAGTAGCTAATAAATTTCTTTGTTTTATTTCATCAGCAATTTCAAGAATTTTTTCATTAGCTTCTTTCTTAATTATTTCTTTTTTTCTTGTTTTAACTACATCAATATCTGAATATTTATCAACAATTTTCCATTTCATATAATACTTACCATCAGTATAAGTAGCACCATCTAATTCAGCATTATGAAAATCATCAACTACTGGCGCAGTTGTTTTATTCAGTATATACCAACCAGTAAAACTAATTTTTTCATCAGTAATTTCTGCTGGTAAAGTAGAAGGGTATAATTTTTCTTTTAATTCTTCTACATCATTTAATATTTCTTGAGTTGTTGGGTTATAAAAAACCATTTTTTTCTCCTATTTATTTTTTAAGCAAATGCAAAATATATGTAATCAGCCCCATTATAATTACCATGACTATTCCCTTTAACAGTAATTCCAGAAGCATAGTAATCTACAAAATCACTTCCGGTTGTCTCATCAGTATTATTATCTAAATCCATATATCCTTCATTTCCTGAACCTATTCCTAAACTTTTACACCACAAATGCCATCCACCAGTTGCAGAAATAGACTTTGAAACAAACATACTTGCACCAGTCGCAAATCCCATGTCAATATTCTGTGATGTACCATTTCCAGTATAAGCACCAGTTTTAAATATACCAGGATAATCAGCAAAAGTATACATGGTAAAATCTTGATTATTTTCATTTACACTTTGACCATATCCTAAAGTCACATAAGTATCATTGAGAGCTGTATCATTCCAATTATTTGTTTCTACTCTTTCATCTGTTAGATTTAATTTTAATTTATATTCTTCTGGAGCAGTTGCATGTAAGTGTTTATGATAAACCGCCCAATCACGATCATCGTGATCATTTTTTATCCAGATCATTGTGGGAGTGGTTCCCATCAAATGATTAACTGTTTTTCCAGCCGTTCCATTTCCCGTATAAGTTTTGACTCTAAAAATTCTATTAGAACTTAAAGAACTAGCTCGAATTGAAAATCCTACATAATGAACACCATTTGTATTAATATAATTACTAGTACCTAAAGTAAATCCAGTCGTCCCAAAAGCTGTGATTTTATCAGTTGCTGTAAAATATTCATCCGAATTATCAGGATTTAATTGTACATTAACACCATTTACAGTATCTGAACATTGCCATCGACCATCAGTACCATCTCTATTTTTAACAACAGCTAATCCTCGATTATTAACTAAATCAAGATCAGTTGTAATTGTTTTAGCTAAATCAAGATCAGTTGTAATTGTTTTAGCTGCACCCGTTCCGGTATAAATAAATTGATCAAATATTTTAGGAAGCCCACCAACAATTTTTAATTTATCTGCTAATAACATCTATTTAATATCCTTTCCAGCAAGAAAACCATACCAAGTTGTACCAGCATCAATAGTCGTAAAAACTAATATATCTATACCAGAAGCAGTTAATGTAGGAGCTGTTCCACCTTCCCAATCTACAGAAGTAGGCCAAGTTATCGTAGAAGCTGCACCATTAGTTAAAATTAAAGTGAAAGAACCTTCAGAACCACTTGCTGGAGGATTACTGAATGTAAATGTTGGTGCTGTTGTTGAAACTGTTGCAGTAATAACATTACCATCTTCTAAATCTACATCTGGAGAAGCTCCAACAGTACCTAAAGCATTTACTGTTTCTGAATAATCTATTAATTTAGGTCTTTGAAAAGTATTATCAGCCATATTAATACTTGCTGATCTTGTTTCTGAAGCATTTTTATATGAAACATAAGCACTATAAGCTAAAACATCTGTTCCAATAACCAAACCTAAATTACTTCTTGCTCCAGATGCGTTTGATACACCAGATAAATCATCAACTAAAGCATTTACTTCTGATGTTGAATAAACGCCTAAATTACTTCTTGCTCCAGATGCGTTTGATACACCAGATAAATCATCAACTAAAGCATTTACTTCTGATGTTGAATAAACGCCTAAATTACTTCTTGCAGTTGACGCATCTGTAACTCCTGATAAATCATCAACCGCTGCACCAATTTCTGTAGTAATTTCTGATCCTGTTTTAAAATTTGTAACTTGACCTTCTAAAGTAGTTGTTCTAGAATCAACATCAGCTATTCCATCTTCTATGTTATTTAAATTTGTTGCATTAATAGCTGGAGCTTGATCATTTACCCACGTTGTTTTTGTATAAGACATCTATTTCTCCATTAACTTGTGATATCTAAATTAGCACTTCTTTGAACATTAATTGTATCTACATCATTATTTGTTAAAGAAAGTGGTTTTAAATTATTTGTTGGTTCTAAATCATTCTTTGGATATATACCATCAAAAAATAATTTAGTATCAAAATCATAAAAATCTTTTATTTTATAACTAAATAAATCTTCTATTTTTGTTAAATAATAATCATATGTTCTTACTGAACTTACTAAAGTTCCAGTAAAAAGTTCATCTATCCAGAACATTAAAGCTATTGTTCCCGATAAAATTATATAATTATTTATCACACCAGGACTAGAAGAATAGACTAATTGAATATCTCTATTATCCAAAACACCAGTTCTTGAATTTGTATTAAAATGATTTTGTTCCTCAATATAAAATTCTTCATTATTATGAGGAATTATCATTTCCATATTTCCAATATCTGGAAATTCAATTATTTTATTAGCAAAAACTTTTACACCGATTGGATGCATAGTGTTTTTAACTAAATCTTCATAAATACCAATATCTAAATCAGTTTCAACTTCATATGTATAATAAGCATAATAAAAATTATCATGTAAATATTTACTATTATCTAATTCACTTTGATTTAAAATAAAAATACTTTCAGCAGGATATTTTATTTTAATTTTTTTATTTAATAAATTAAAAATAAATTTTAATGATTCTTCATTACCTTTATTTGAATAAAAAACTTTTGCATTTTTAATAAATTCTTTTACATTTAAATCATTTAATAGAGTTGCTGGAAATGAACTAATATATTGTTTTATATAATAAATTAATGAATCATCATTAACAGAATTAATATCAATATATTCAGGTAAAGAATATAAAACTCCAACTGGTCCAGATTCAGATTCAATTGCTTCCAAATATTTTTTAATAAAAGCAATATAATTAGGATATTCATCTTTAATATATTGTGGAATAATTGCATCAACTAAATAAGAATAAGGTCTTTCTTTCATTTATACACCAATAAAAGTAAAATTTGTTGTTCCTAAAATAGGTAAATTATTTCTAATAAAAACAATATCATCAATAGCAGTTTTAAAATATAATAAATTATCTGTTTCATCCATATCATCTCTTGCAAAACTAATTCTTCCACTTGTATAATCAACTGAACCAATAATTTCTAAAGTTGATTTATCAACAATATTTCCTAAACTATCATCTCTCAAATATGTATTATCAATTGAACCTGGTAATAAAGCATTTCTTGTTTCAAAAGAATAAGCAAAACTTGAAAGAGTTGTTTTATTAAATTTTATATTTAAAATAAGATCAGTTAAATTATTTGATACTTCTGGTAATTCATCAATTAAATGAATTAAATTTGAATATTTTAATTTAGTATCATAAACTAATAATTGATTTTTAAAATAATCAGAAATATTTGATTGAATTTCTGAACTAATAGTTGAAGTTGATTTATTATAATTTAAATAATAATATATTTTTGATGATATATTTACATAAATATAAATTGGATCAATAATTTTTAGAACGATTGAAAGTGGCATATATGGTCTAATAAAAGAATATATTTCATCTTTTTGTGTATCTGATAAATTTGAAATCGTATCAACTGGTTTGAATGTAGAAAAAATTGTTCCATAAGTTGGAGGACTTTCATCAGCACCATTCCAAACATTCAATATTTCAACAAATGAAATATCTTTTAATAATGCTTGATAATCTTGCCTAGTAACCGCTCTATTTTGTGCTTCATAAAATTTTGGAGCATTAGTTTTAATTGAATTTAAACTCTCTTCATTTAATCCTCCATTAGAAACTTCAGAAGTAATTAAAAAATCACTATTATCAAAAGCGGTAACATTTGAATAAACAGTTTGATCTAATGTAGCATCTGTTAAAGAATTTCCTAAAACTCCTTCAGTAACACCATAAGTAACTTTTATTTCAACACCATTTAATGGTTTTTTACCAATAATATTATCACCAAAAGTAATTACTAATTTATCATCTAAATTTAAATCAACAAAATATATTTCAGAATCACTTGTTCCAGAAATATTATTTCTATATTCTGTCCATAAAACTCCATCAACTGTAACTGAAAGAAAATTATCATCAATATCATAACCATATAATAATTCAATATCACTTCCATCAAAAGTAAATGTTTCTTCATACAATTCTCTTTGATATAAAGAAATTTCAGTTTCAGAAATTTTATCTAAAATAGTATATGAAGCTTCTGTTATAAACTTTTTTCCACCAACACTAAACAAACAATTTTGTGGAATTAATATTCCATAATCTTCTTCAATTTCTTTTTCTAAAGTAACACATTTCATTTTTATTTTTAAACTTGATGAAATTTTTCTATGAGGAATATAGTTTAATGATTTTGCTATCACTACCGCATTTTTATAAAGTGTTGCAGTATCCAAATATAATTCTTGAGTCGTCATATTTAAATAATAATTTTGTTGAAGTGTAATATAAGTCAACAAATTTGCAATACTATTTAAAGCAGAACCATCAAAAGAATAATCTTGAAATTCATCAGAATCTTTTATATAATTTATTATATTTTCTTTTAGATCATCAAAATCTAATTTATCAAATAAATAATCAGCCATTTAAAGTCCTTGTAATTGTAAGGTAATTTGAACATTTCCTATTGAATTTAATTTAATAATGATATATTCTATATCAATATAATATTGTAAATTTTCATTATCTGCTTGTATATCTATATTATTTATCTGAATCCTAGGTTCATGATTTTCAAGTGCAAAATTTATTTCATTTCTAATTAATAATTCTGTAACTAATGACATTTTTTCAAATAAAATATTATTTAACCCAGAACCAAATAGAGGATCAAAAGGAACTTCTCCTCTATTAGTAAATAAAATATTTTTAATTGATTGATTAATTGATTTATAATCTTCTAATGTTTCAATATCATTAGTAATAATTTTATCAAATTCAAAATTAAAATCTGAATAAATTGACATTTTTACTCCGCAAATGTTTTTAATGATGATGTTATAATTGTACCAACAGGACAAGCAGAAACTACATCACCTAATCTTGCTGCTTGTTGATTTTCAGCATATACTGACTTTGCTGAAGTAACTATTATTGTTATATGTCCACAATCACATAAAGCAATATCACCTAGACGTGCTACTTGTTGATTTTCAGCATATACTGATTTAGCACCTGTAATAATTGTTCCTATTGTATGTCTACAACCACTATGACAACAACAAACACATGAAACCAAATCTCCAACTCTTGACATTAAATTATTCATGATATTTCATATAACATAGAAAATAAAAGTGGATATTTTTCTATTGAATTTAATAATGAATATTTTTTAATATAATTCATTGCATCATCATAACCATTGTTATCTGCATCAACTTTATTTTCTAATGTTACTGTAATTAAATTTAAATTTGTTTTATAATATGTTAATTCTAAATCTAATTCAATTAATTCTGATAAAGAATAATCACCTGGCATTGAAGATAAAAATGTATTAAAATTTTTATAATCATTTTTAATAGTTGAAAGATAAGATGATTCCAATGATGAAAGATTATCTATAACAATCTTATGAACTCCATAAGTATCATCAATTTCTAATGGATCTAAATTATCTTCACTTAAAATATTTGATTTTAAATTTGCCATTGATATTAAAACAATTAATTTTTGTTCAAAAAATTCATGTCTTTCATCATTTAATTCTTCTAAATAATCTTTGAAATTATTAACAATAGTTTGTAAATCACCTATTAAACCATCAAAAATTGCTTTTTCATCAGTATCAGAACAAGTAACATCTGTTGTCATTGTACTTAATTTTAAAATTGATGATGATACATAATTAATGATTGAAGAGTAAGGATTCTTCAATGATGATCCATTAATAAGATTATTTATTTTATTAGTAATAGTCATTTAATTTAACTCTATTTTTGAACCAGTGATAACAACTTTTCCACTTGATTTTATATTTGTTTGCCCACCAGTTGTTATATTTGAATCACCACCAACATCGATATTTAATGTTTCATTTATTTTTTCATTTTTACTTTTATTAATTAAAATATTTTTTGCTCCATCTATATGAACATTTTTATTTCCTTCAATAAGAATATTATCATCAGAAATAATAATTGTTGTTTGTTTATTTTTAATATTATTTACTACTTGTCCATCTGGAAAATATTCTTGAAAACTACCTGATTTATGATATATATGAATTCTTTCTTTTCCATTTGTATCATCTATTTCAATAATATGTCCTGATTTAGTTTCAATAACTCTATTATCTGGATATTTTGAATCATATTCTGTTTTTGGTTCATCAAAAGAAGTTCCATTACAATTTATACCAGTTTTAACATTATTTTTTTTATCTTGAATAATAGTTTTTTCTATTTTTTCATTTCTTGCAAGTCTAGAAATTGGAGATTCATTTTTATATTCTTTATTAGGATGTTTTCCAGCTGGATCAGAAAAACCTAAAGTAAAATCAGGTTGTTGTTGTAAAATTTTTGGAATTGTTCCAAAATAAATAGGATGTTGAAATTCTGAATCTAAAAATAAAATTAAAACATAAGAACCTTGTTCTGGAACTTTAAAATCACTAATACCATCAATTGAATTTGTAAAACATGGAACTGCCCAAGGTAGATCATCAACATTTAAAAATTTATTATCTATTTCATTATTTTTATTTTCAGTATGAATTCCAATAATTCTAACTTTTATTCTTCCTAATTTTAAAGGATCTGAAGAATTATCTTCACAAACTCCGACAAAAATCATATATTTTTTCTCCCTTTTATTTTTTCAAATTCTTTAAAATTAAAAAATGAATTTTTAATTAATTTTACATTTTGTTCAAAATAACCTGTTCTATAAATAATATGATTTATATTAGTAACAAACCAATTTCCATATAATAAAGTATTTATATCATTATCATCTTTTATTTGTCTTCTAATATCAAGATTAAAAACTTGTCCAACTGTTTTTGTTGAATCACCATTTAATTTTACAATCATATGATACTTAGATAAAGCTTTTAATAATAAACTTCTATAAGAAAGATGTTCACCAGAATTTTTATAAGTTATATTAATATTATTGTAATTTGATAATTCTTTTCTATTTTGAACATTTTTACCTAAAAATGTTCCTTTTTCAGTTGCTGAAATAAAATCATTATTAAAGACATTAAAACCATAAATATTATCTAAAATTTGATAATATGTATTTCCAAAACTTCCTAATTTAAGAAGTTCTAAATCATTAAAATATTTTGAAATTGTTTTACTTTTTATTATATTATATTTATATAAAGATTCATTAGTATCTTTAAAAAATAATTCATGAGTTGGTTTTTTACTCATTAATTCACTTAATGATGTAAAATTAAAACCATTTATATTTTCAAAAAACAAAAAATCATGATATTTATTTTTTGAATATTTTGTTAAATAATTAAATATTTCTGATGGTTTCCAAAAATTACTTATAAATTCAATTTTTTCAATATTTGATTCAAAATTAATATTTTTCTTTGATTTAAAAATATCAGTAAATATTTTTTGAATTATGTTATTTGGAGTATCATTAAATTTTTTACTAAATTTAAATTGTTCATTTAAAATAAATTCTTTTGAAGCAAAATAAATAACGACTAATGATGCATCTTTTATTTTTGATTGAACATTTAAATCTTTTTCTATTTTATAAATATAATATGTTTGAATATTATTTTTATTAAAATCATTATTAGTATTAAAAAATATTGTTATTTCTTCACCACCAACAATAGGAAAAGTTTCAATTATATTATTTGTATCTTCTAAAATTAATTTACCTGTTTTAAAATTTGAAAAAATATCTTCAAAAATATTAACTGAAACAAATACATTTTTTAATGAAACTTCTTTTTCATCATTTTTTAAATTTAATTTATATAAATTAGCATTAGATATTATTTCATTAATCATTTAAATACTCTTTATTACTTCTGATAATACTGTTCCAATATATAAAGGATTAATTACTTTAATAATTCTTTTATTATCATTTTCTAAAATTAATATTTCTACTTGAGATATATAATAATTCATAGCTTCTGTATTAGTATTTAAATTAACATCATCACCATAAATTTTCTTTGTTCTATCTTTTGCTATTAAATATAAAATTTCTTCAGATATTGGAAGATCAAAAATAATATCATCTATTTTATTTAATAATGCTAAAATCCACCAATAATCAGTTTTATTATATAATTCAAATGATATTGTATCTAATCGTTTTATTCCATCAATTCTATAGATATCAATAAATTCATTATCATCTAAAATTATATTAAGATGGAAAAATATATTTTTCATCTTAGCAGTGGATGAAATACTAGAAATTGTATATTCTAAAGTTGGTAAATTTGAAAAATATTGCAAAATTAAATCCTTTTTTATTTATGATGGAACATCACTTTGACTAGCTCGATATAATTCTTTAAAATCTATTGACATTTTTACAGAAAGAGGATGTCCTGTTTTATACATTCTTAGAACACCATCTGGAGTATAATTAACAGTAAAATTTGTAATCACACAATCTTGAATATAAATTCCCATTGGATTTTGACTAACAGGAAATAAATTCCACATGGCTGGATAATGAATTAATTGTCCTGTGTATGTGGGTAAAGATTCTTTTCTAATTTTAGAAATAATCTTTGATAATATAGTTGCTTCTTCTTCACTAGATGGTATTAAATCCCAAGAAAAAGAATAAGTTCTAAAATTAGATCCATTATATGATAATGAAGCATAATCATTAATAAATTCTCCTTTTATTAAATGTTTTAGTGGTGTACCACCACTTTCAATCATTTTTTTACCAAATCCAGCTTTTGCACCTTCTTTGAAAGATATTAAACCTTCAGTTTCATCCCAATTAGAACCTTCAGTTAGATTTAACCCTTCTGAAGGAGTCGGAAGAATTATTTTTACTGAATCTGGAATTTTATTAATTTTTTGATAAAATCTATGTGATTTTAATGTAATTCTATAACTAATAGGAATCATCAAAAAAGAATCACCTTTGTTTGAAATATCTTTTGGAAATTGTAACATTTATACCTCACTTATTTATTTTATTTATCAGATAGAAAAAGCGACGATTCAATTAAGGATCGTCGCTTTAATATATTTAAATTAAGTTAATAATCTAATTAGGTAAACTATTAACTGTAATTTTTTGATAATAATTCTTAGCACCGAAAGGATTTTCAGTTAAACCATATCTTGTGCTGAAGAATAAACGTGGAATATTATCTTCTTCACCATAACCTTTATTTACACGAAGTGGAATATAAGGACAGTAATAAAGACCAGCATCAATTTCTGAACCACCTTTATAACCTAAGTAAACAGCTTCTTCTGCAGTAGTTGGGAATAAATCAACAAAAACTTTCATTCCATCAAAAGTACCAACAAAAGCATTACTTAAAGGATCGCCATTTGATTTAAATCTTCCAGTTGCTTCTAATGCTGTTAAAACTCCAGAAGTAACAATCATAAAAGTTGCTTGACCACGACGATTAGCAACAGCTAATTTACGACGTTGTCGAGAAATAATATTAATTAATGAAGTTAAAGCAGCATAAGCTTTGATTTGATCAATAAATTCTCTATTCATTTCACGAACAATTTCATCACCAGCTACGCCAGAAAGTAATTGTTCTGCATTTAAACCATGAACAGCTCTTAAATCGTCTT